GATTATATTTTAATAATTTCAATTGGTTGTTTAAAGAATAATTACTATCATACACCAATTTTGCTATATCTGTATCAAAGATTAGATATTTGTTGAGATTTATTTTATTTCTTATTATATAATTTCCGTATTGTAACATATTTGGATTAAGCTGTGATTGCAAATCATAGGTCATATAGACACCTTTGCCATAGGTATCTCCTTTGCCTGGAGAAAATCCATTGGATGCTATTGAATTAATTACATCGAGTGATTTGGTTCTGTGATATCCAATAGCAAGATTACCAATTACTTTTTCTGTTAATATTTCAATATATCTCATAATACATATTTAGAAAAAATTTCTAAATACTATATGCGTATTTCAGAAATTTATAATGAATTAGAAACAAAAAACAATCATGCGCCTTATTATGTAAAGCATTTTGTGATTGATGGTGTAGATGTATTTAAAGTTTTTCAACAAGCACATGAAATTGCACTTGCAAGATTAAGTCGTGATAAAAAACATATAGTGGATATTTCTGTTTTACCAGAACATAGAAAAAGAAATATTGCAAAATCTCTTTATAATTACATTGAAAAATTTATTGGTCATAAATTAGAACCAAACCCTCATTTTCAAACTGATGATGGCAAAGCCTTTTGGAATCATAAATAAGAATAAAAATAGGAGTTTTCATCATGGGTTTCGATTCGAATTATCCAATATATCTTGGATTATCTAAAACCGCTTTTTCTGAATTACGTCTTCATGGAAGATTGCACAACGTAAGTAAAACAAAATTTACAGATTTAATGTCTATTGCTGAAGAAAATGCAAAAAAAGAAGCCAAAAAAGTTGGTGATGAAAAAGGCGTTGTTGTAAAATTTAACACGGTAGAATTATACAAACATCCAGTATTTTTTGGAAATCTTTTTGATGATGTAATTGAAAGAATTTTTCAATTCATTGTTGGATTTTATGAAGTAGAAGTTATTGTAATTGTTGTAGATAACGGCGTAGAATATTGCTAAATGCGTCTCTCAGAATTATATGAAGGATTATATTATAGAGGAAATTCCTCTGGGCAAACTGCTTGTTTATCAGTTGCAAAAGGTGGTATTCCTTCCATGGTGTTTTTTAGCAACACTGGTGTATTAAACAATTCGGATAATATCACAGTTGCTATTGTTGCTACAACAAAAGTAAAAAAATTCACTTCAAGCATTTATTCTCCATATATTGAAAAATCAGAAAAAGAAAAAATGATTGAAGTGAGAGCGAGTTTATGGAATTCGCCAATCAAACCAGATGCAAAAGAAATATTTAAAAAATATCCAGAATTTTTTAAACTGATTGATTTATAAGGCAGAGAAAAAATATATCGTTATTTGACAACAGATTTAAAATTACCTGTTGATGTATATAAGCATTTTTTTGGCGATATTCCAGAACAAAATGAAATAGATACTTCTGAACATACTGAAAAATTTAATGGTGCCACATTAATATTTCCAGAAAAAATGCGTGAAAGCAGAAGAAAAAATTTACTTGAAATGCTTCAAGAAGTTTATGACCATTTAAATTCTGTTGGTTTATCTAAATTATTTGATTGTGATATTAGATTTGTCGATGTTGGTTTAAAATATGTTGGATTGTATTTTCCAGGCACAAAAGATATTAGAATTAAACCTAATGCAAATAATTCAAAACAAGTTGTTTTTACAGTTATACATGAATTTGGACACAAATTATATTTTGAATATTTAACTCCAAAAGAACTTACAGAAATAAAAGAAAAATTCAAAGAACTTGTTAATTCTGGACAAAGAATAATAGCAGAAATTGGGTTTTCAAAAAAAGCTGTTTTAAATCTTGAACCAGGAAATATATTAATTTACGGCGGTAAGAACAAAAAATATAAACAAATTAGTAGATTTGAAGTTGTTTCTATTATTGGTGATAAAGTAAAAATAAAACCAGAAAATGAAAATTATTTTTCTTTATCTGGACCATTATTTGCATTTGTGCCACCAGAATGGAATTTAGAAAGTGAAAAAATCCCAAGCACAGATTCTTCTGATACTAAATTAAAATATGATACAATTTCTGACTCTTGGTTTCCAACAGCATATTCCATGAAAAATGTTGAAGAATGGTGGGCTGAAAATTTTGCATTTTTTGTTCTTAATCATATTAAAAACCAAGAAGTTCATGATTTTTTTGCTAAATATATAATAAAATGAAATATATTCAAATATTTGAAAATGAATTACCAATGGATGATGCATCACGAATGCAAAGAGCCAAAGAAATGGGATTTGTTATTCCGGCATATCACGGAACAAATATGAAATTTGATGAATTTGATTTAGAAAAATCTAAAAGATTAAGTTCAAACGGTTTTGCTCCACATTTTGCAAGTAAAAAGCAAATGGATATGCAAAATTAAAAATAGAAAAAAATCAAAATCCTATTGTTCTTCATGTTTTATTAAGAATTAAAAATCCATATATATATAAATGATTATGTTCACAAAATATCACCAGAAGAATATAAACAAATTGTTGGCAAATCTCCTGATTCAAATGAAGAATGTTACAGTGCATATGCATTAAGAGACTTATATTATAGTTGTAGAGATAATGGTATTAAAGACCAAAAGAAAATATGGATTATAATTTATAAAAAATTATCAGAACTTGGTTATGATTCTCTCACTGACCCAAAAACGCCAGGAGATTTTTCTTCTGGGTATTATCAAAAATATATAGTTTTAGACCCAAAAAATGTTCGCTCAATCAATGCAAGATTCGACCCTGCTAAAAGCGAATCAAGAAATCTTATGGATTAAAACAATTTGAGCACGAAAAAGAAATAACCACCAAAGAAAATGCTGTATATATTCAACGTAATTATTTTTGAAATTTATTAAATCCGTTTTCATCCAACGCAATTCCGCGATGCTTGAGAATTTCTATTGCCATACTTTTTAATGCAGTTTGAATAGATATACTAAGACCAGAACCACCTATTGGTTGGTTTGCCCAATATTGTATTTTGTCTTCTGACAATGGTTTATCTGACAATGGTTTATCTTCATATTTGTCAAGGCACTATCAAAGCCAAAGTTTCTATTTCTTCTTTTTCTTTACGTTTTAATTCATAATCTTTTAATGAACATTCTGGTCCACAATATTCAGAACCATCGCCACCAAAATACATATCACTGAAATATAATGGTGCCCAAAATGGTTTGTTATAAGGATGTTGTCTTTGAATAAATGAATGTTCAATAGACTCACATTCAATTCCACACACTTTACATTTACAAATCATTGTGCAGGAACCGCCGCAACTTCATTGCATTCATCACAAACAGCAGCAAGCATGTATTTTTTTGAATTACCAACATCAACATATCGATAAGCAAAAGTTGTAGAAACTAATTTTTCACAATATGGACAAATTGCCTTACTTTTATTTCCAGGCGCAAAATTCAACATATTTTTCCTCATTGACAAATATAAAAATTATGATATACAAAATAAATACTTCTGTCAATTTAAAGGATTCAAACATGAGAAAGAAACGAAATCTCATTGCTTTGGCAATGATATCAAATCCTCTTTTTCGAAATAAGGTTGAAAAATCTACTTTCGAAAAAACAGTAAAACAAGACCAGTGTGGCATCGTAAAGCCAAACATAAAAAAGACCGTTTTTTACCAAATGACGGTCTTTTTTCTTGCCTAATTTTTGATTCCATCATATAGAAATTTTATGAAAATAGAAAATTTGAAATATTATTTTGCTGATTTACAAGCCAAATTTATTTGGCATTTCCTTCCAAATCTTTTGGAAGAATGCAAATGCGGAAAACCAGCGCAATGGGCATATATGCCAGCAGACAATGCTGATGGAAATTATTGTGATGATTGCGTGCCAAGAGGATGCAATTGTAATAATATAGAATTTGATGACAAAAGCGAAAATGCCGAACAGCACAAAGACGAAAAAAGTAGATTGTTGCCCTGTTGTGAATATTGGTATGATGAATATGGATGGAACAAATTATAATCCAGTAATATCTTTTATCTTTTTTTCTAATAAATTTTCTACTTGTTTTGTATATGAATTAGTAATATTTTGTAGTTTTTCTATTTCTTTAAATTCGATATCTTTACTTAGTGATTGAAATTTAATTTCTGTTATTTTATTTTGCCTCACATGTCTTATGGCAATCTTAGCTTCTTCGGAAATTTTCTTTGCAATTTTGGATAATTCATTTCGTCTTTCTTCCGTGACCATTGGAACAGGAACACGAATTAAATGTCCATCTTGAAAAGGATTAAATCCTAATCCACAATCTCGTACAGCCACAATAATAGCACTTATCATGCTTTTGTCCCATGGTTGTATAACAATCATTCTTGTATCATTTGCTAATATAGAAGCTACCGAATTTAATTTTAATTTTTGGTCATGATAATTAATAACAACCTTGTTTAATATATTTGGATTGGCGCGAATCGTTATATTTTCAAAATCTTTTATAATTGAATTAATAACATTTTGAAAATCAATCAATAAACTCTCCCTAATGAATCGAAATTTGTTTGCGGTAAGACAACTATTTTCACTTTTGCAACACCATTGTTTATAAAATCCAAACATTTTGCTGCACTCAAACTCAAATCTATAATGCGAGATTTAACAAATGGTCCAACATCATTTACTTTAACGATAACTGATGAACCATTGCGTAAATTAATTACTTTAATCATTGTACCTAATGGTAATGTCCTGCTTGCAGCAGTTAATAAATTTGGTTGATATATTTCACCACTAGCTGTTTTTCTACCATTTTCATATTTTGAATAATATGAAGCATATCCAACTTGCTCTGTGATTTGATTAGCATATACCTTGATAGGCATGGCAAGCACACATAGTGCTACTATTAGTTTACGCATCTGAGTTTTTCCTTTCAAAAACTGCGTTATTATCAAGAAAGATTCTTGATTTTTATTTCAATGTCTGAACGACCCATAATGCGCCGAACAAAAAAATGCCTTTTGTTTAAGGCAGAGATATTCCTTTCATTGTTATGTTTAACATAAACATAATGTTTCTGTCAATATTTAGGAAGTTGTTAGATATCAATACTTTGCTTGAAATTCATTGTGAAATATATGACCAGGAAAATCATAATCACGAAACGACATATCCCAGATTTTTTCAACACCAGAAAATAATGGCGTTGGTAATTCTTCTTGTTTTGAAATCACAAGCAATTCAGATGCTTTTTCTGGTTCCATGATTTTTGGTTCACCATGTGCATAACCATGAACGTAAAGCGTAACATATTGATTGTTTGGAAAAAAATCATCCGTGACAATTGGCATGATTTCAGCATCTTCCAATACCATACCAATTTCTTCCATCACTTCCCGAACAGCACATTCAATAATGGTTTCACCCAAATCAATTTTGCCTCCAGGTAATGCCCATTCACCAGCACCATGACTGCCTTGACGTTTCATCAAAACATAACCGTTTTTGGTATTCACACAAACACCAACACCAACACGCACATGTTGTGTTTGATGTTCTTCTGGAATTTCTATACAAAGCATTTGTGAAATTAGAAAATCGGGTTTGTTTTCTTCAACAGATTTTAAAAATGAACCGCGTGCTTCATCTTCGTTATGTGCACGACGATAACCAACCATCGAACTCAATATGGATTGATTACCTGAGTCTTTTTTTAAAGAAACCGACAAAGCATAAAGTCGCATAATTATATCTCCATTCATTACTATATTACCACAAATAAATATCATGTCAATTATTGTAAAATTTTCTATAAATAAATTAAATATTGGAATATTAAAATGACACAAATGTCAAAACGTGCATTACTTATTGAAGAAATAAAAATCAGATTGGGCGATGGAATTATAACTTTAGAATTAGACCCAAAACATTATAATTATGCCGTTACTGCCTCAATTCAGAGATATCGCCAGACTTCTTCCAATGCCACTGAGCAGTCATTTTTGTTTATGGATGTGCAACCAGACCAAGCAATTTATACCCTACCAGATGAAGTACAGGAAGTTTATAAAGTATTGCGTAGAGGGACTGGTGGTTCTGCTGGGGGTGTACAGACAGACCCATTTTCTTTAGGTTTTATTAACAACCTTTATTTAATGCAAAATCCTGGTGGATTAGGTACAACTGGTGCTGGCACGATGGCAACATATGATTTGGCTGTTGGTTTCCAAAATGTTGCTGGTAGATTATTTGGTAGGGATGTTAATTTTGCATGGAATCCTTCTACAAAGCGTTTAAATTTATTTCGTAAATTTAATTGTGTAGAACAAATTGCTTTGGAAGTTTACAATGTAAAACCTGAAGAAAGTTTATTAAACGACCCTTACGCACAACCATGGGTTCGTGATTATGCAACAAGTGTTTGTAAATTAATTATGGGTGAAGCACGTTCAAAATTTGGAAGTCTTGGTTCACCAAATGGTGGTATTACATTAAATGGTGATGCTTTAAAAACAGAAGCATTGGCTGAAATGCAACGCTTGGATAAAGAAGTGATGGATAATTTAGATGCGCGTATGGGTAGTCCTTTTGTAATTGGATAATGCTCTTTTAATAATTTGATAATTTATCTATACAAGATTCAATAAGTTGGATGGCTGTCCAACCATCAACTGTTGGAGTATCCAATCCTACAATGTAAAAATCACACTGATATGTTGATGCAGAAATTCCAATTATTGTGCCATACTGTCCATCAAGATTTGGGTCAGTTGTGCGACGAATAATAATTCGTGTATTTGGCGCAAAATTTTGTTTAAGTTTTCCAGACATTTTTATTATCTATCATGATTTTGTAAAATGATGCAAGATTATATTTTTATCTTTTTCATTTGGTTTTTTGTTTAAAGTGTATGAATAACCAGTGATAATAAGTTTACCTTCTTCAAAATAGCAATTACCCGCGCCAACTACATCTGCTATGTCAATATTATTTATTTGAAGCAAATCTGAATGATTTCGTGCTTCATTAAAAATAATCACGTCATTATACATGCCGTTAAAAAAAGTAATATATTTTGCCATTTTTATCCTCCGTAAATAATATCAGCGCCCATTTCGATAACGGCACTCGCTAATGCAGACAACCGTTGAATATTTTTATTCAAGTAACCATCAGAAATACCGCAATCAAAAACAGTTGGACCATTTTCGTTTTTATGTTTTGTGGTTTCAAATCCAACAATTGGTTGTTTGCCGATATTTGCACGCAACCATGCAACACAACGTGCTTGGAATTCTTTGGCATTCATATGAAAATGGTCTTCAATCAATTCAATATTGAGTGCTGCCAAAACAATTCGCATATTACGATTTGTCAAATTCACATCCAAAACTGGATTATAATCGGGGTTTGGTGTGCCTTCCAAATCAGAAAGTTCAGAATAAATTTCAGGCTCCAAAACGTTGAAAGAATAAACAGGCGTAAATGTTTTATCAACAAGCTTTGCACCATAAATCGAAATCGACATTTATAAAATCCCTTTATATGATAAGGGAATTGTATCATATAAAATTAATTTGTCAAGTTTTTAAATTTAGTTATTGACATTCATTTTCGAATCATTTATAAATAGGTTTATGAGCACAATTCATACACAACCTGAACGAGATACTGAAGAACGTTTCTTTCTTCGGTAAACTTGCGCGTGTAAAGTTTGCCTTGGATTTTAAGGCAAACTATGGAATTGAAAACCCAAAAAATACCTTAAAATTCGCTAAAATATGGCGTGGTAGTTTAATGGTAGAACACGTGACTTTCACTCACGTAGCCGGGATTCGATTTCCCGTCGCGCCACCAATTGGGTATATAATTTAATGGTAAAATACCACATTGTCCATCTGGTTTTGTGAGTTCGATTCTCACTATACTCGTTTCTTTGTTTTATCTGCTGTTAATTTCAATATTTTTTTTAATTCGTCTGAAATATAACCCTTTAAGAGATAATTAAGCAATTCTGGATGTAAAGATACAGCCATGATTTTACCATTTGGAGTTAAATTAATTTTTTTAATTAATTCTGGATGATGTTTTATTAAATAGAATTGCATTGGTTCATGTAATTCTATATCTATTAATATTTCAGGATTTTTTAATATTGTATCTATTAAAACTTTATTTGATATTTTTTTTGAATAATTAAAATATCTATATGGATATCTTAATAAAAATAATTTTTGTAATTTAACCGATGGTTTTATGACATAATCCATATTAGTTGCATTTAAATCAACGGCAGCGATTTTGATGTTTTCTGATGGATTTTTAATTAATTTAAATTCCAATGGGTCTCTTCTTAATCTTTCTAATTGTTCTTCTTCTGACATATCGTTTATTTTTAATGCATCTTGACCATGCATCGCAATTATAGAATCTTTCATATCATCTGATATTTTGTCATCTAATTTCACTTTTTTGATATTTGGAATTGATTCTAACAACTGTATTGGTTTTGCTGATAAAAAAACCGCTTGTGCTGGAATATCTGATGTTATTTGACCAGTACCATAATCAACAATACCGTCATAACCTAATTCTCTTAAAATAATATTTAGAAATGTTTGTTTTTTTGAAATTTCACTAAATTTTCTCAACAAGTTAATATTTTTTAATAACTCTTCTATAAATTTATGGTTTTTGTCTTCAATGGTAAAATTTAATTCAGATAATACGGCATTATAATCATAATCATCAACTTTTGAACTTAAATTTTCTGGGTCATTTAAACTCAATTGTTTTTTTAATTTATTCAAAATAACAATTAATTTTTTACAATCTGAATGATATTGTTCCGAACCATATTTATCGGAATATATGATATTAAATCCTGGTTTCAATTTGAAAATGTTGATGAATTTACTTCTTCCACCATAATCAAATTGATTTTCTAAAACTCTTTTCCATGTGGTGATTATTGGATATCCATAAATTCCAACTGGCGTCATTGACCATTGATAACGAGGATTTATGCCAAGTTTTTGTAAATCACCAAATTGATAAAAAACATCTTTATCGTTTTTATATTTTCCCAATACATCTACAATATCAAGATGACGTTCAAAAAGCATAGTTTCAATTATTTTCATTTAATTATTTATGAAAATTGGTTGACGTTGATGGACTCGAACCACCGACCCGCCCGTTATCATCAGGCTGCTCTACCATGCTGAGCTAAACGTCAATCGCAAAATCTTTATAACTTGGATTATTTAGGCTGTCAAGTGATATTCAAATGGTTTTGTTTTTATTTTTAATTGTTCAATTTCATTGATAAGAAACAAAGCAATTTTGCCTTCTTCTGTTAATTTAAATCTGTCATTTATTTTTTCAACAAATTCAAAAGAACGAAGAATCGTAAATGTTTTTGTATCAGATGCAGATAATGGCATCTTAAATTTTTCAATATTCTGAATGAAATTATGTTGTGCTGGCGATAACCGTTTGTATTTTTTCATAAAGTAATATGATTTAATCCAATTAATCCCAAGTTCTGTTGAACTTGATTTATAAATTTTATCACTTTCCTTTTCAATTTGTACAAGAGACAATTCATGCAAATGTTTTAAAACGTCAAATATGTTTTTGGATTTTTCACCAAAATAATAAATTTCTTTCTCTACAATCATTTCTAAAATGTTGCGTTGATGTATTGTCAAAGGGATTTCATTGAATAACATAAAACCACTTAAACATATAAAAATACGTTTGTCAAACATCTTCAAAAATAGTTCTATTTATGTTTTTGTCAAAATATTTTTGTCATTATTTTAATAATATGCAGTATATATCTACGGAATTTCATTTGAGACAAAAGTGACATTACCTATAATCAGGTATTAGGCAACTGGCATCAAAATTTAATATAAAATAGCCTATAAATTATTGCTTAAACCTATAAATTATTGCTTAAATAGGACTTTACGTTAGTTATGAAGAACACATAAATTAGGATTAGAATTATGGCTGATAAAGTAGTTGGTTTTGTTACAGATGGAGATGGATGTTATGCTGGAAAACATTTATTGATTGATTTTTTCGATATTGGATATCATGGAACAATTGATGAAATATCTGATGTTTTAGTTGAAGCAGCAAAAGCAACTGGTGCAACTGTTTTATTTCATCATTTCCATCCATTTGATGGTGGTGGAGTTACTGGTGTTATTATCTTGGCAGAAAGTCATATTTCTATTCACACATGGATTTTAGAAAAATTTATATCTATTGATATATTTGTTTGTGGTAATTGTGACCCTTACAAAGCTATTCCTATTTTAGAAAATTATTTTAAACCAGGAAAAACAGATGTATTTTATAAAAAACGTGGAATTATAGTTGAATCATAAATAATTATATTAGGAGACAATTATGTTAGCAATTCTTGGTAGTGTATTTGGAAATATATTTACGAATATTAAAACATATGCGATTATTTTTGGTGTTATTTTAGCATTAGGGTTAGCTGGATACGTTTGGTATAAATTATCCTCTGATGAAGCAACTATTAATACTTTAACACAGAATAATAAAACATTGACTACGGCTGTTGCTACCATACAAAAAACGGAACAAGGTTTACAAACAGATATTCAAAATGTTCAAGCAGCGACAGCAAAAGCAAATGCTAATATATCTGCAATTCAAACCAATACAGCCAAAAACGCACAAAATATTCAATCAAAAGATTATGATACTGCTGGAACAACAAATTCGACAGCATTAACGACAACTGTGAATACTGATGTTGCGAATATTTTTAATCAGATTGCAACATCATCTGGTGCAACTGTATCAGGAGCATCAAAATGAAAAAACTATTATTACTGGGATTTTTGGGATTGGCTGCTTGTGGACAGACACAAGTGGTTACAACACCAACATTAGCGCCATTAGCGCCTGTTGCTGCACCTGTAGTATCTCCATTGGTTTTAAATTCTGTTCAGTTTAAAGTTTTGAATTCTGCTGATATTCAGGCATTAGCTGAATCATTAGATAAATCAAAATCAAATGTTGTTATTTTTACATTGACGCCACAACAGTATAAAAATTTGATGTTAAATTTGAATTCAATTAATGGATATATGCAACAACAAGATGAAGTTGCTAAATTATTTGAACAAATTAATGCAGAACGTTCTAGTGAGGCGACTTTACCATCAAAATGAATACAATTATTTTGCTTTTAGTTGTTGCTTTAGTTGATTTTGTAATCTTTTCAAATCTTTTTTTGAAAATACTTCAAGAACTTCATCATTAGCAAAAGTTACCGTAGCCAAGGATTTTTTATTTTCTTCATAGTGAAAATCTATATATAGAATGTTGTTTTTGTTTTCCAAGAATAATTTTTCCTTATTTGGGTTTTGCACTTCACAAAAATCATACACACGAAGTTCATTAATATCAACTTCTATTTGAAATTTCTGTCTGATATTTTCAACATAACCAATTAATTCATCATAGGATAGATAACCGCGTTTAGGGTCAAATATATTTTTATTAAAATTTTCAATATAAAATTTTGAAAATTCTGAAAATACTTGATTATTTTCATATTTTTCTTTAAATTGTAGCATGATATCGCCAATTTTATATCTCTTGACTATATTACCAAAAATCATATCACCTTTTTTGTTGTTACAATCTACACAAAGAATTTGTCTATTCGCTAATGAAGCAAGACCACCTTTTGATTCTGGAAGAATATGGTCTGAATTAAACGGTGTTAATTTAAAATGTGTTTTCTCTTTTGTAAAACTTTTTTTCAAAAACATTACTGTATAGGCATTTGTTTTGCGATGTTTTAATTCAAAAACTAAATTTGGTTCATCGCCACAAATAGCGCATTTAAAATCAAAACAACAAAATACTTTTAAAGAATTTGAAATATAAACCATTTCACCATTCGACAATGGAAAAAAACTTTTGTATGTAATTTTTGAATTGTTGTTTTTAATGCTATCTTCTAAAACAGATTTTTTCATTGATTGAACAACGGTATCAACATCTTCGCGAATGTTTAAAATGTGATAACCACGAAATCTTTTAGGATATGTTGTGAACAAATTATTCATTGGTATTCTGTTGGTTCCGAACCATCTTTTGCTTTTCTTAACAAGTAATTCGGAGAAATAAATTTTGCAATTTTTCTACCATATTTTATATGAGTATTTTCAGTTGTAGATGTGACAACTACACCTTCACGAATATGTTTTCCACCAAGTGTTGATGGACCATCTCTGAATTTTAAAATGGTTTCATAATTATAAGGACCAACATATAAAGCAGGAATCATTTTTGCAAATTCCTGGTTTTCAAAAATTTTCAATAAATCATCATAAGGCAAAAACTGATTGTTTACTGCCACATCAAAAATACCAACAGTTGGGTTTGAAAAACCATAATCCAAATCCTGAATACCCTTTCCATAAATTTCACCAAAAACATGAATTGTTTTTGCATTATAGGTTTTAGCTATTTCTTCCAACCAAACAATAAATCCTTTTGCAACCATCGTCAACAAAGTTCTATGATAAAGATTATCTTGGTTTGTTTTTACAGTTTTTGAATATTTTTTGTTTATCCAATTTCTGATAAATTTAATCGGAATTTTCTTAGAAATTTTTGGTTTAATTAATTGAGTATCCTTAAACACAAAACCTTTGGCGTGTAAGCCCTTGGAAGCGGCGTACAGGCTTCCATTATATAATTCTTGGTGTTGTAAGCCAGGAACATATCCGAAGCACACGTGGGAGTTATGAATTAAAATACCATTCGCAAAAAAATTATGTGTATTTCTTATTTGCAAATCATATCTCTTCGAGGTATTTTGTACTTTCTTCACAGATTTTATTTTTACAATCATCTAAATTCTCCATTACCATGTTTAACAGTTCTGATACATAAATCCAATTTTTATTAATATCATCTTCCCATATAAGAGAAATTACAATGTAATTTTTCAAGTTTAGTCTATTAAAACGTTTTCATTTCCAATTAAATCTTCAACTTTTCTATAACATTCTAAATCTGGTAACCATATTGGATGGTTACCAGTAAGTTTTATAGAAATTCCGTTTTCTAATTCTATTTCATACCAATCATCATTATCATTTAACACAGAAGTTGCTTCTAAAATTTCGTAAATTATTTCTTTTGATGTTATATCAAATGCTTTAACATGACATCCTTCTTTATCAATCAAATCTTTGATTTTTATCTTGCCATATTCAATAGTTTCAATTATTGTATTTGCATCGGCACATCCATGGGCTTTTTCTAAAACCCTAACCATTTCTCCTTCATCGAATAGTGTTGGGCGACTTTGGATATTTTCAAAATCATATTTCATATTATAATCATGTAAAACACAATAATTACCACTCATCGAAGATGGGATTGGTGCTTCGTATTTTTCAATTTCTAAAAATTTTGAAACATCCATATCAACATCGACAGAAATTTTTTCATTTTTGGTTTCAAGAATGTCGCCATTCAAAGGATAAATCAAACCTTGAGAAAAAGTTCCACGAAGTCTTTTTGCTTTTACAATATTTCCATTTGGACCAGATAAAACCCCTTTTTCTAATTCTTCATTCCAAAGACCAATTTTTTTTAAAACCCACTCTGGTACAACGGCTGCTTCTGGAATATAAACAACTTTGTCGCCTTTTTTGAGAGTATGATTACCATCAGAATCTTTGCCTTGAATACAAATGTATCCATCAATTTTGACAAGCGAAAGTCTGTCAGAATTTGGCAAATCCAAAACATCTTCTTCAATAGTTTTAACTGGAACTATAAAATTAGCCATGATATCTCCTTTAAAACCCATATTAACATAAAAATAATTTTTGACAAGTATTATAGCTAGATTTAATGATGATAAATAGATTTATGAAAAAAAATCCATATAAAATTTTAGGTGTATCTGAAACTGCTACACCAGAAGAAATAAAAAATGCGTTTCGTTCCAAAGCAAAAGAATTTCATCCAGATATTAATAAAAGTTCTGATGCGGAAGAAAAATTTAAAGAAATACAAAATGCATATCAGGAAATAAAAGATGGTCCAAAATCTGACCCAAATCCTATGTTTAATGATTTTGCTTATACGAATATATGGGAATTTTTTAATCAAGCTGGACAACAAAGACAGCAGAGAAATTCAGATTTTCATGTTCAATTTTCAATTACATTAGAACAAGCGTATTTTGGTACAGAATTAAGTTTAGAAATTGATGGCAAATCTATTAAAGTTGCTGTTCCACCAGGAATAGATACTGGTGATAAATTAAGAATTGCTGGTGCTGCAAAAAGTAATCCTAATTTGGCAGCAGGAGATGTATTTTTGATTATGATGGTTCAGGAACATCCCATCTATAAAAGGAACAAGAAAAATTTAATGATAGCCAAAGAAGTTAATATTATGGAACTATTGTTGAATAAGCCTATTTTTGTCAAAACAATTGATGGTAATGATGTTGAATTAACAATACCCAAGAGTTTTAATACTGATGAAATGATTAGAGTACCATTCAAAGGAATGAAATCTGGTAATGATATTGGTGATATGTTAGTTGATTTAATTATAAAGATTGATGCTTTAACAGAAAAACAAAAGAGTGCGCTTTTTTCAATTGACTAACCTTAAATCTTATATTACGTTGATTTCAGAAATCTAATCATAGGGATATAAAATATGAGCGATGCAAAAATATCTATCGAAAATATTGCACATGAGGCGATGAATATTGCCAAAAGTTACCAACACGAATTTATAACCCTTGAACATGTTTTAGCTGCATTAATTAAATCAGATAAAATAAAAGAATTTTTTACATCTGAAAAATCAGAATTGGAAAAGAAATCACAAAAAGAAAATCCATATGAACAAATTGAACAAACAATCGAACAATTTATGACTTCTGGATATATTGAAAAAATTCCAGCAAGCAGACAACCATTTAAAAGTAAAGATTTTGACCAATTGTTTATGAGAACAATTGCAGAATTAATGATTGCATCCAAAAAAATCGATGATGGTGTGATTTTTCTTCTTCTGAATTTTTTCCAAATTGGCACAAAAGATAGTTATGCCGTATCTACATTAGAATCGAATGGTGTTTCTCCTGAATTAATCAAAGGTTATATCAAAAAGAAATATGGTGTTACACGTGAATCCGCTGGTGGTGAGTTTGGTGGTGAAGCAGAACCAAAAACCCCAGAAGAAGCAATCGAATATCTTGCAAAATATTGTGTTAATTTAAATGATGAAGCTATTGCTGGTAAAATTGACCCGTTGATTGGTAGAGCATCAGAAGTTGAACAAATTATTAAAATAACAGCCAGAAGAACTAAAAATAATTCTGTTTTGGTTGGGAATCCAGGCGTTGGCAAAACAGCCGTTGTAGAAGGTTTGGCTAAAAACATTGTTGATAAGAATGTTCCTGATATTCTAAAAGATAAAGTGGTTTATTCTTTGGAATTAGGCGCATTAATTGCTGGCACAAGATTCCGTGGTGATTTTGAAGAGCGTATGAAAAACGTTCTTACATCATTTAATATTTTAGAAAATGGTATTTTATTCATTGATGAAATCCATATGATTATGGGTGCTGGTGCTGCTGGTTCTGGAAATATGGATGTTGCCAATCTTTTGAAACCAGCATTGGCAAAAGGCAAATTAACTTGCATTGGTTCAACAACTTTAGAAGAATATCGCCAAACTTTTGAAAAAGACCGCGCATTATTGCGCAGATTTAAAAAGGTTCAGATTGATGAACCGTCAATTGATTTGGCAAAACAAATCATTCGTGGTTTGAAAAAACTTTATGAAACACATCATGGCGTTGAATATACTGAGGCAGCATTAGATGCTTCTGTTGAATTAACTGCAAAATATATTCATAATTCATTATTGCCTGATAAAGCGATTGATGTTTTGGATAGTGCTGGTGCTGCACAAAGAATTTTACCAGAAGGTGAAAAACTTACGATTATTGATTTGAAACAAATCGAAATCGAAATTTCAAAGATTGCAAAAATTCCAGAAAGCGAAGTTGCTGAAGATGAAAAGGCAAAACTTGAAAAACTCGAATCAGTTTTAAAAACCAATATATTTGGACAAAACCATGCTATCGATTTATTGGTGAGTTCAATTTATGTTTCTCGTGCTGGATTAAGAAGCCCTGATAAAACGGCTGGTTCATATTTGTTGGTTGGTTTTAGTGGTACGGGTAAAACTGAGACTTGTGTTCAAATTTCTGAAACAATGGGAATTCCATTGGTAAAGTTTGATATGTCTGAATATATGGAACCACATTCTGTTTCTCGTTTGGTTGGTTCACCACCAGGATATGTTGGTTATGATGACGGTGCTGCTGGTAGTGGTTTATTGGTAAATGCTTTAGAAGATACACCAGCTTGTGTATTGCTTTTGGATGAAATTGAAAAAGCCCATCCAGATGTTTTAAATATTCTCTTGCAAGTAATGGATAAGGGAAAATTAAAAGCTGCAAATGGCAAAGAAGTAAGTTTTAGAAATGTCATTTTGATGATGACTTCTAATGCTGGTGCTGCTGCTTTGGAAAAGGGAAGTATTGGTTTTAATAGAACAGAACAGCCAGCAATGAATGATGCTGCCATTAAGAAAACATTTACGCCAGAATTCAGAAATCGTTTAGATGCTATTATTCCATTTGGTAAATTGAATTTTGACCTTATGGAAAACATTGTTGATAAATTCATTGGTAAATTGAATTTATTATCTGCTGAACGTAATGTTAAAATTGTTCTTGATGAATCAGCCAGAACATGGTTGGCAACCAAGGGTTATGACCCGACAATGGGTGCACGTCCTTTGGAACGGGTTATTCAAGAAAATGTTTCTAAACCGTTAGCAAAAGAAATGCTTTTTGGTAATTTAATCAATGGTGGTATTGCAAATGTCACGGTGGTTGATGATAAAATAATTATTAAATAAAATATTTATTTAAGACTATGGAGGAATTTAAATTTGAAACCAGAATTATCTAAAATTTTAATTGAACGTGGTGTTATTAGAGAATCGACTATCGTTGAAGCCTATCATTTTACCAAAGGGTTATCTTGCACGAATAACAGCAAAGTTTTAGGAGAATTTGCTGTTATTCGTGCACTAAAACGTGGTAATGATATAGTATTCGATGTATTGACCAGGGATAATATAAAAGAAGAAATTGATGCATTAGATGTGATTACTGTTGATGGTATGGATGAACCACGATTAGCAAAAGCATTTATGTTAACAATTGATGGAAATAAATTATCTGCTGGTAAAAGACGTGGTAGAAAACCAAAAGGTTATGTTGAAGAACGTACTTCAGAAGATGATATTCGACAGGCTGAAGAATTCATTCAATTATTAAATTATGGTTGGTCAGAAGAAAACATAGCACAAAAATATAATATTCCACTTGAAGAAGTGAATAGAATATTAGACGTTTATGGTTTCGTTAATGATGAAAATGATTTTGATGAAGAAGAATTTGAAGAGGATGAATTTGATGAATCATACAATTGAAACACAAGTATCTGATATATTAAAAGAAATATTTAATGAAGATATATTTGATTTACGAATGAAAAATAATTCAGCAATCATACAAGATTATCTTGTTTCATTTTTTAAAAGCAGAAACAAAGTTCCTTGTATTTCAGAATCAAAAAATCTAATTACCCAAATGTATCAAATGGGGAAAAGAAATATTGATATTAATTAAAAATTAAGATATTATTAATAAATATCATAAAAGAAAAAAAAATGATTTCACTATTAGTTAGTTTACTTATTCTCTGTTTGATTGCTAGTTTGGTATATTACATTATTGGATTGCTTCCAATACCTGTGCAAATTAAAAATGTTGCATTAATTGTTTTTGCTATTGTTGTGATTTACTTGTTGCAATTATTGTTGGGTGTTGGTCCAATGAATTTAGGTTTACATACGTTAAATTAAATATAAATATTGATGCAGAATCGACTGGAGATAGCCCCAGCCTGCCCTCATAAGGCATGTAACGCGGACGCAACTTCCGCTTCTGCTACCAAATTTTAGGAATACAAATGACTATATTTTTTTCAATTGTTTTTTTATTTTTATTTTTGGTTTCTTGTTGGTTATGTCATCAAGCAACATCTGATAAACAATCAATGGATGACCAACAAGGTTGGGCGATGTTATTTGTATTTGTTGCAATACCATCCTGGATTTTATTTTTAATTGGTTGGATTATTTGGTTGATTTTTAGATAAATAATTATATGATAAATAATGATATGCGGAATTAGGTTTAGCGGCGATACCTTCAGTTTTCCAAACTGACATACAAACATCGTGGGTTCGAGTCCCACATTCCGCTCCATACATAAAAAAAGCCAGGAAATTTTCCTGGCTTTTTATTTTTACATATCGGATAAATGTAGTTTCCAATCTGGTGTTAAGCGTAAATCGAAAGCGGCTTGAACCAATCTAAAATTGATTGCACTTTTGATTCTACCGAGATTGTAAAGTTCTCTAATATAATCCATAACTTCTTGTTTTTCTTCATCTGTAATTGATGCATTGATATTGCCTTTAATTCTATCAATAAAATCAAGCATTTCAGAAGATTTGAAATTCATACTTACTTTAAATGCTCTGGTCATAATAGCGGAGTCGATTTCATCTTCATTTAAGTTTGAGATAAAAATAATTCTGCCTCTAAAATCAAATTTGTTTGGAAGACGTTTGGTAACAAAAGTTATTATTTCATTAACACCATCATCATTTTCAAAAGCATTATCTTCATCTGAAGAACTAATTGGATTACCAAAACCATCAAAATCTTCTGAATCTTCGCCTTTTTTCTTTTTAGATGGTTTAATAATACCATAACGTTTTGCAATTGGGCGGAAGAATTCATCATCTTCTTTAGTATATGCACCATCATTTAATAATTTACTAACTCTATCTGCATATTCATTGCGTTTTTCTACAGTAAAACCATCAACATCAACCATTCGTTGATTGTCTAATGAAATTTCACGAACAGGGTTTGTATCTAACGCACCCTTTAAAATATTTACGCCGTCATCTTCAGAAAATACAGAGTCACAATCATCAAAAATAACAAGTCCATCAATTTGTTGAAGCAATGAACGATATAAAGATGGAACAGAAATAGAACCTGTTTTTTTAATATAATCGGTTCCTTCTTTTAAACCTAAATCTTTGATAACTTTAAATACTGAAAAACTTTTTCCACTTGAGGGCGCGCCAACAATTAACAATGATTTGATAAATTTGGAACGTCCTTCTGCAATTAATTTAACTTTTTGTGTTAAATTTTCATACTGGGTTTCCATGGATTTTGTACCATCACCAACTTCAAGTTGGTTAGCCAGCATTCGTTCCAATTGAGCAGCAATAGCATCCATACCAGGAACACGAAAAAATGCACCTTTGGGTTTTCTACCCATTACATAAATTTTACCTTTAGCTACAAGATTTGAAAATTCTTTAGCTTTTGCATGAGATAATTTAACAGCCGTATCGTAATCTGGACCAGCTTGTGTTGAATTATCTGAAATTTCTGCATTTGGTGTTCCTGTTTCATCACCAAGACCAGATGATAAATCTGGTTTTACTTGGTCAAATTCATCTTTTGAATCACCAAAATTCCATTCATGTGAATTAACTTTGTAATTATCATTATGACGAATAGTTGTTGGGATTTGAACATCATTATCAGCAGCAACTTTATTTAATTGAACAATTGATAAATTTGGATTTGTTGGATAGGCTTTTTTAACCATATCGATAAAATCTTTATCTGTGGTTCTTTTCGCCATTTCATTAATTTGTGTTGATTCAAAAAGTTTATTTGTTTTATCCATAAATTCACGCATTGATATCAACCTTTCCTGTGGTTTGATTTTGAATCATTGAGGAAATTGTTGGCAACATATCGCTAAAACTTCCATGACTTGGAATATCAAGTGCATAATCTGGTTCATGTTCTATTGAAAAAACATTCCACCAATAAATTGATTGAATTTTATTTGAAGTATAACCTAAACCAATTCCGTGATGTGTATTACCAACAACATAGACTGCTGCTTTTTGATTTGTTCCATCAATATCATAAACTCTTTGTTCACCACCAACTCTATATAAAGTTCCAAAAACAGATTCTAATTGATGTTTTACATAATCAATAGTTCTAATATCACTTTCAATAAATTCGCGGAGTTTTCTTTTAAAATCAGTCACGTTTGTTATCTCCAAATATTCTTCTTATTTATATTTATATTTATCTTAGATTATAATATTGAAATTTTTTTTGTTTTGACATATCAAAATGATATGCGAGTAAAAACTATTAACCCAGTGAAAACTATGCAATTGAATAAATCTGAATTTGATAGATTGATGTTGATTGATGATTTTTTCCAAAAATTTATCAGTAATAAAGTATTTTTAGATGAAAATATTAGTGAACGTCATATTATAAGAGATTTTGTTTTTAAAACAAATGTCAAGGAATTACATGATTCTGATATAAATAATGGGCACAATTTACTAAAAACTAGAAATAATATTTTAACTCATGTTAATGCTATTTTAATTTCAGTAAATGAATGTTGTAAAGAATATTTTTATCTTGATGAACAAGAAATAGTTTTATATTTTTCATCCAAATCAGATATGGATTTGTTCTTTTTAAAAACCAAAATTATGAATTGACAAATCAAAATTTAGACTATAGCTTTTGATTTTTGGAGAATTTATCATGCATACCATGACTTTGTTGAATGAAACTGGTCACGTCACGATCTTTTGGTTGAAGGCAAAGCCAGAATTGTTAATGAAGACAAATCACAAGAAGCTACTGGTGAAATAGCAAAAACCGCTGCTGAAGTTTTGAAAAATGATACTGTTGCAACTCGTCCAGCCAGGGGCGGCTAATGGAAGTTAGAGATTCTGCTGGCAATTTCCTGGCATATTATGTTAGGATGAGTCCACATGCGAGTTATATTGCAAATGGTGCGGTAGAATTGATGCATACGACAGCAGATATTGTTGAAAGTGCGCCATATTTTGGTATTAATATTGATGAAGTTTGTGAACGTACTTTTTGCACTCCAGACGAAATTGCAAATACGAAAAATTTCGAAGATATTTTAGAATACATTTTTAATGAAAAATTAAAAACCGCTACCAATTTTCAAAAGAAAATGATTGCGAATAAAACTAAAACATCTATTCCTTTTCAAATATTTTCTTTTCGTTCTTCCTTTACTGATATGCTTGTGAGAAGCATTCTTCATGCTAATGAAATTGAAATAGTTGCAAAAGATATTGTAACGATTTCATTAACAGAAAATGAAATCAGTCCATTGGCTGTTAAAAAAGTGAAAAACATAAATGATGATTTAATTAACGATTTGATGAATCGTAAACAAAAATTTTCTAAATGGCGTGATTTATTCAAAAACTCAATTCAACGATATCATGAATTGAATCAAGTCATGTCTGATATTGAATTTGAAATTATACATAATGAATTTGAAAGTGATTTAAACAGACAAATTACAGAAATACGAAAAACACGCAAAACACGTGTGGATATTGATGGAAATGCGTTTTATGATAATGAATTAATAGAAATAGACGGTGAAAATATTGGCATGACGCCAGAAGAATATGACGAATATATTATAGAAAATCCAAAAAAACATATTAAACAAAAAAGAGCAACACTCATTAAAGCCAAAAAAGTTTTGAAACGCAGTATGAAAATTTATGAAAAACATCGCGGGTCAAATGAATTAAAAAGCTTTATCAAAGGTGATACCATCACAATAAATGGTGTTTTGTTTGATTATTATGTGAAGAAAAAATCTAATAATTTAATTTCACATAGCGGAAAGCCAAATAGTTTTACAATACCGTATGACATGACTATGTATTCTAAAGAAGGTGGAAAATTAGCTTCTGGATGTTTATATTTTGAAAATACACCAATTATTGACCAATTACTTGCATTGTCTTTTTATGTTCAAAATAAAGAACAAGAATTAGAATTGATTGATAAAACGAATTGGTTCAGTAGAACAGAAGAATTTTTAAATAATGAAATTTTGTATCCATCTGGTGATGAAACAGATAATGATGATGGAATATCAGATTCATGTATTTTCAAACCAACTCGATATGAAATATCTTCAAGAAAATTACATGATTATTTGTTTAATCATCCATTAATGAATACTTGGATGGCAACAGCATTGAATATCGATAACGAAATGCTTGGTGTATTTGATAGAAATTTATTAATTCAAAATTATAATTTCACATAAAGAAAAGAACCAGCCCGATTTGCCGGATGCTGGTTCTTCCTTTAGCCATTTTTCTAAATCAGTTTGATGCCGAATTTCATAAAATTAAAGAGTCAGGGTCCTACATCGTTCCATCTCACGTATCTCCCATCTGGGCAATTTGGCGATGCGGTATGACCATCATGACCGCAAATATTTCAATTTCTGTGCCGAATTTCATTAAAATTAAAGAAAAAATTAGAGCAAAACCAACCTATCCTTTCATTTATTCGCGCCGTGCCGTCTCAGATGAAAGAATAACGGTCGATACTTTCCAGTCTCGCCGCGCCGCCACTACAACGTGAGTTTAAAAACTCTACCGGGCGGGAAATCCTTCATCCTTGAATGTAGAATAACATATATTTCGTGTTTGTCAAGCAAATTATTTAAACAAAATAGAACTTTTTAAAATCTTTTGCCATATCAGCAATCATTACCAAAATACAGAAACATAGGCTGTAATTATCATTGCGCAAGTTGCCGCAATAAGAGATGATGTAACTATAGCCGAAGCGATTGTTTTCATTGTGTCTCTTTTAGTATGCTAATTGTTTTTTATAATAAAAAAGGCTTGCAGTAAAATGCAAGCCTTTTTGGTATCAATTTTGAGCGAGAAGCTTTTTGAGTTCATCGATATCCATGTTTTTAAGATTTTCATCTTGTTTGGATTCGATAATCGCCAAAATTTTCTCGTTGTTCTGCTTGCGTTCCGCCGCTTTGCGCGCAGTTTCTTTTTCTTCAAGTTTCACAAAAATGATGTGCTTGACGATTTCAAACTGCAATTTGAGCAAAGATGAGGCGGCGGTTTCATCCGTCTTCACGATGATGCTCTCTTCCTCGGTATTTTTGATTTCCCGATTGAGAGATTTGTAAATGCTATCAAGACTTGCCTTGTTCACCACTTTGGATTCCAAAGGCAAATCCCACAAATCTTCAACGGAAAAAACACCGCCAATAACATTGAAACGGATTTTTTTACGCGAAGCCAACTCAAAAATATTTTTTTCCACTTTACTCTCCTTAAAATTGCACTTTGATTGTGCGGTTAAAACTTCCTTTTACACGACAAATGACACTGGCTTTGAGTGTAGAAGAAAATCCTAATCCACTCAATTGTTCATCTGATTCTTCCACTTTCATCTTTGACCCAAGGATTTCAAACACCTTTCGATGTTTATCCAAATCCTGAGTCAGAAACTCATTATAGAAACCGCGTGCTTCGTCTGGATTCTTGCATTTGTCAAGAATAAAAAACAAATGCCTATTACCTGTTTTTTGACCATCCCAATGATTTGGTGAATTCAGTATCACAGAAGCACGATGAAATTTCTGTGTGCTAATTCCCCAAATTTCTTTGGATGATTTTTTTTCCGGCAAAGATTTAACAATTGTCAAACCACGATTTTTGGAATAATTAAAAACCGCAATTTCAACATTCGCGCTTTGTGAAGGGTTATGCTCCTGGCTAAAGAAATAAGATGTACCTTGAAACTCAATTTCAACTTCAAAACCACCATCTTTGGTTTCGCGTTTACTGAAATTGTTCACAACCAAACGATAATCACCTTCCTTTAAATATTTCAAATCAGGAAACGTGATATTTTCAACAGGCGTGCGAGAATGTCCACCACCAGCATTCATATCAACATCAAGAACGCCCATTGTAGCGGCATCACGTTTATTGCCGAAAAAAATATGACCGCCTTTTGGTGTATTCAGATGAATATCCAAATCGTCATAGTTGGACCATGACAATGAACATCTCAAAACACCAGTCACGTTACCACCAGCACGTTTAACACGTTCTTTGATGGTATCGGTAACATCTCCATTATATGACCAGGAAAAATTATTCCCCCATTTGAAAATATTTCGAGCATCGGCATGAACAGGTGCAATCAAACTCATCAGATTGTTTTGTTTTTCATTTTCAAAAAACACTTCAATTGATGTTGCCGTTGGAAGAATTTTTTCGATAAAATTCTCAACAGTAACTTCCTCAACCTTATCAAGATTTGGTGCTTTTTCAGCCGCCTCATCTTTCATTTGGTCAAATAACCCCTTCATCGCTTTCTGCGCTGTTCTGTCCGCAAACAAAACATTATCAACCGTAATATCAGTCAATTTTGCATAGCGACGATACAAGGATTCAGAAATACCCAAATCAACAACAGTGTTTTCCGCGTCTTCAATCATTTTTTTGCTAACCAATGATTTCGAACGCTTATAATTTGTTGGCGCAACTTTCGATTCAAAGGATTTAACACAATCCTCCAAATCATAACCTTCTGACAAATCTGTCAAAAGTGTTCCGATAACCGTATTTTTCAGATTCGAAACTGAACCTAATTCAGTGGATTTTTTCCAAAGAAATTCCTGTTTACCAATATCAGTGGTAATTTTTTCATATTGTTTTTTCAAATCGCGAATCAATTCAACCGTTTTAAGAAATTCCTCTCCACGATAAATTGAGTTTTGTGCAATCAAATCAAGAACAATCGAAATCGATTCCTTGTTTATTTTCTGCATGCTGGATTCAAGCGTTTGGTAATTAGTCAACGCTTCGCCTTTAACCGTATCAACGCTACGGTTAGAAAGGTAATATTTTGAAGGCAATTTGTAATGGAAATGATTCCACGTCACCACGCTATTTTCAAGCATTTGATGATTTTTGTCAGTGCCAATATCGCGTTGAAAATGCCTGAAAATATTCTTTACAGACTTTCCCTTAATATATGCAGATAAGGCATCAGCAACGGGTTTGTAGATATCCCCAACGACTTCTGGAACATCCCAGATAGAAACCAGTTTACCAGAATCAAACGCCACCACGCCGCCGCATTGGCGGATAAATGTTTTGCAGCAAGCGCAATCATGTTCAGTACGCTTAAGGTGAATTGGATTGGTGCCTTCTGGAAAACTTTTTAAATAAAGTTCCCACAATTCATTCCTATCCAACTCAACATAAAACAATTCTGATGCAGAACTGGTCATGCTATCGAATTGTGTGTTCACAGCGTTTTTAAACTTCATGAAATCTTGCATAGTAGGTTCCCTGGTTAGAATATTTTAGACATTATATGAACGGCAAAACAAAGGCAAATTGTTTTTATACCTGAATTAATGTCCTAAACAAAGGACTGCAATGGCTCCAACTAGCCATAGTCCAGCAATAAATCTTGTCAAGTGTATCATGCTATACTCCATTCATAATCATCTAGGGTCATTACAGATTCGCTACCGTCGTATTCATTTGACAACCGCATCGGTATCTAATTAGATACCAAAACGGATTAATTCATCAAAAGTCATGTCTTCTAATTCTTTTGCCATTAGTCAAGCCTTGACTCGAAAGACAAACCTTCAATGTCGTGCTTGCGCAGAACATCCAATGCAGCACGCAAACATTCTTCACGCAAGCCAATTTCTTGACGTGGTTGGTATTTGAACGATACCTGAACCGTACCCGCATTTCCCATGCGCGGATTGTTTTTCAAATACCATTTGGCAAACTTGGTGCGTTTATCCGAAATGATAATATGAGCAAATCCACACAAATCCAACATACCAAAACGTTGTGCTGGTGATGATGTATCGAACGGAATTGAGCATCGTTCGTTCCACCATTCATCTCCAGCCTTATTGGCTGCATCAGATGCTTCCTGCATGATTTTTGCATAATCAACAGAAACCGATTTTTCGAATTTTGGTTTATCTGCTTTTGGTTCTTTGCTCTGTTTTTCAAGCAAAGATTGAATCATATCACTCGCCTGTTGGCGGGTAAGATTTTGTGGACGAACATCTTCACCAGAAAGGCGGCGAATGAAAAAAGTTTGTGATGGCGTAGCTGGCGCATCAGGTTCTTTGATTTGAACAGGCATTAGTTTGCTCCTTTCGGTGTTGAAGTATTGTCCACCCAATAGATATAATTTTGAACAGCATTATCCAAAGGTTCGTTCTGGTTCTTCAAGATAACGAAATTCATGTATAGATAATCGCATGGGTTTTCGATTTGCACAGGTGTTGTTTCGTAACATCTGTTCGCAAGCGACAATTGATATTGCAACAATTGTTTTGCTGGATGATTGCCTTCATGAAAACCAAAACAATAAAACAAAGCCAAAAGCAAACCCATAAGAATGGCAGCACCAGAACCCATCTCAAAAGAAATTTTCTTCATTATTCTGTTTCCATAAAATAATTCTCGTACATGGTATTATTGTGTTCATGACGCGACCATGAAGTAAGCCACAACGCCCATCTATCAACATACCAATCAAATAAAGTCATTTGTCGCATTTTGTTCATTGCAAAAGCATGTTTCTCATCAATGCAATTAGCAAAACTTGTCCATTCTTCAGGAGTTAATGGATTGCCACCCAATCTTGATTTCCAATCACGAGCATCTTGAATCGTGGGAAAATTGGCAAATTTCCACTTCAAAAATTCAATCCAGGTTTTGTTTTTATATTCTTTTGACATTATTTTGTTCTCCAAATACGATATGCGTTTTTATCGCGGCAACGCCTAGTTGCATAATCCCAATTATCGCCCTTCATTTTCTTAAATGTAGCCGCAAATTGTCTGGCTGCAAAAAGATAAGTGGTTAAAAAACTATCTCCAGGCTGCATTGTAGAAATTTTTTTTAGTACATTTTCGCGCCCATCAATATAAAGATTTTTATGTTTTGGATTGACAAAAATACCCCGCTGGTTCTTTTTTGAAGAACCATTTTCAATTATCTCATCACCTGATACATCATCAATCATGAAATAGTTCATATCATGAAAAAATAGTTTGTCAAGCATTTTTTTCAGAAATTAATATTGCTTTGGATAAATAATTCAAATATAAATAGAAAATGGTTTATACGCACGATTAACTCATTGGTAGAGTGTCTCCTTTACATGGAGAAGGTAGGGAGTTCGATTCTCTCATCGTGTACCAAAATCTTCAAAAAATTTAAGTGTTAAAGGATTATAGTTATGGTTGTTTATGTTTATGATAAAATTTCAAAGCGTGAGGGAACGGTAGTTAATGAAATTCCTGGTGTTGGGTCTTATGTTATTGAAACAGTAGACAACGAAAGATTCACCCAAAAAATTAAATTGCTTACGAGAATCGATAAACTCACTGTTCCTGCAAAACCAGTTAAGAAAAAGAAAATCTCTTAAATTGGTTATTGACAGTTTCAGTAAACAATACAGATTTTTATCAAATTTCTATCCCTGTAAGATTTGGTTTGAAGGATTATTATATCCTTCAACTGAACATGCATATCAAGCCGCCAAAACGCTTGATATGCAAGAACGTATAAGAATAAGCAAATTACCTGTTGCTGATGCAAAAAAAGCTGGCAATAAAATTAAAATCAGAGATGATTGGGAAGAAATAAAAATCTCTGTTATGGTTCAATTAATTGATATGAAATTTAATATCCAATTATTTGCAGAAAAATTACTTGCAACTGGTGAGGCAGAATTGATTGAGGGTAATTGGTGGAATGATGTATTTTGGGGTGTTTGTAAAGGTGTTGGAAAAAATATGCTTGGTATTATTTTGATGGAAAAACGCGACCGTTTAAAAGAAGAATTATTGAAGTAATTTCAAATAAAATAAATGTTCTTTGTAAGAGCCTTCATATAATTCATAAAGGAAATATAATTTATGATAATTATAAGCAATTTCTTTGTGAATACTTAAAGATACGAATGGAAAATTAACAAAGAAAAATTTTGGAATATTGTCTGGCATGTAAAATTTAATCATTATTTCTGGTATATTTTCAACGTTTTTTATAATACGTGCATATTGGCAGCTTAATTTTATTGCTGGTAAACTATTTTCGACAGATGAAAAAATATGAGGGTGAATTTTTTCATCTTTTAAAATTTTATCGATATGGTTTTTTGAAAAATCAATCCATTCTTCTTCAGTCAATTTTTTCTATTGCCTCTTTATAAAAATTTTCTGTGATACCTAAAGCAGTAAACCATTCATTGAAGTATTCTTCTAATCTGCCTTTATTAGAATACATAAATTTATTAGAATCGAAATCTTTTCTATTTTGAATTTTATTAGCAATCAACATTTGATTTACTTCAAGTATAGGGCTTAATTTGATTCCATTTTTGGGAAATACATCTTTGGGTAAATATGCGTTTGCTATACCACGATATTCCATTGCCAAATAAACAGTATTTTTAAATCCTCTTAGAGTAATAAATTCTTTACCAACAGTAATCAATTCTTCATTATTTTGAAATAATGGATGCAAACAAAATGCACCCATGGTTTCATAATCAGATTTTAAAAAATCTAAAATGGAAATACCTTCAATTATATGATTAATCAAAGGTATTTTGCTTCTACTTGCTTTTTTATTCCCATAAAAAAGCGAAATAGCATTCCATTCTTGTGATAAAAATATATCGTCCATTACATTGTTGGTGGCAAAGATGGTGCATTAGGCTGTGTTATTTGTGGCGTATTTTGTGGTGATGGTGGCGTTTGTTGTACTGGCGCAAATGAAGTAAAACATGCGCCCAAAGAGTTTAAAGAATTTGTAGTATCAACCAAAGGAATATTAAAAACTTTTTTGTTTGTTACATCCGTTAATTTTATATTTTTTGAGGATGCCATATCATTAAGGAAATCAATTAAAACTTCTTGTTTTAAATAAAATGAAAATTTATTTTTTGCATTCACAACAGGCAAAACTTTATAAATATCTCCATTAATATTAAGTTCAATAACGTCTTTATCTTTTATATCCCAATTATTATCCAAAATATTAAAACGTAAAATTAATGGCGCGACTGCCATACCAGAAATTATATAACTAAATTGATTTTTTTCATCCATTGGAGCAAAATTATCAATTGATTGAACTAAAATACAAGCATTCACATTATTAATTGTGGCGGTAAAAACATTCCATTTTGCACCACTTGCAAAAAGTCCTTTAATTTCTGTATTCGATGCTGGAGCATTTGCTTGCGCTTTTGCATCTGGCATCAAAAATAGTGTTATAAACAAAGCAGTAAGTAATATTTTTTTCATAGATTTTGGTTCCTTTAAGTTATCTCTGACATAAAAGTTAAAAAAAAGCAATTGAAAAATATCTAAAACCATCGTAAACATAGTTAGGAGTATAATTTATGAATTTTTTGCGCTACATTTTTGATTGGTTTTTTTTAATTGTAGTAGCTTTTTGGCTATATGTTTATATTTTAATTTACAGAATTTTTTTTAATGTATTTTTTTGTATTATCGGTATTAAAAAAATAGATTATGAAAAATTTAACAAAATTAAAACAACAACCGATTTAGAAATAAAAAATATAACAGAAAAATTTTATATTTGTGATGAAATACAAATTTGTTATTTTATGGGCAAAAAGTTTTATCTTTTGAAAAAAAGAAAAAATTTATTCATCAATATAGAAATTGCACAATATGAATATTATATATCATCTGGTGATTTTATTTTAACATTTTTAAAATTGTTAGATTGATAAATAAATGAATGACACAGCAAATTATCAATCTTGGTCCAACCAACAATCCTACATCTGGAGATTCTATAAGAGTCTCTTTTACAAAATCTAATTCAAATTTTACAGAATTATATTTACATACCGTAAATTACAACAACCCTCATGAAGTTACTGCTGCACAAGTTGGTGCAGTATCAACAACTTTATTAGGTGTTGCTAATGGTGTTGCTACATTAGGTTCAGATGGAAAATTACTTTCATCACAAGCAAATGGTTCTGGTTCTTCAAATATAAATTTTGGTGCCCCTGTTGTCACCAATTCTTTATCAAATAATCAAATTATTGTTTATAATAATTCTCTTGTTGAATGGACAAATGTTTCACAAGTCTATCAACCACATGGGTTTTTTGCAGGAAATCCAACAACGACTGGTCAAATAATTTATGCATGGGTTTCTACACAAGCCGCTTCGTTTCCATATAATTTTACTGGTAGTATTGCAACGTGTTTGACACCACCAGCAGCATATGCGAATTTTAACATCTATCATGTTTCTGGCGGCACTGGCACAATTGTTGGTATAATAAATTTTAATGGCGGATATTCTGGAGTATATTCCAATACACAAATGAACCCAATTACCATAAATGTTGGTGATGTGATTTACGTTTCGGTTGGAACAGTAGATGCTTCAATAAGTACAATCATTTTCACATTATCTGGCACTTTGATTTGATTCTAAAACAATTATTTGAATCTGAAAATGAAACTATGCGTTTATGGCATGGTGGTAGAGGATTAGAATTTTCTTATCAAGAAATGCTTGCACATAAAAAAGGAAGATGGGAACATGGTCCTGGTTTATATCTAACAAATCATTATGAAATTGCTGCAAAATATGCAAAAGGTGGTGGTAAAATATATCTTGTTACTATAAACAAAGGTACAGATATAGCCAACGTAAATGTTTCTATCGAAGATGCTATTGAATTTGTAAAAAAATATGCAATTAAAAGATATCAAAAAAAAATCATTGAAGATTTGCAAAATTCTTTAAATCGACAAGGGTTTCTTTGGATTAGTAATGTTGGTAATTTGTGTTTTAATTATAATGCATTAACCCCAGAAAACACAATTAATTTGAGAAAATTTTTTGTAGAACATGGTGTTGATTATGAAATCGTAAAACATTTTGGTGGAAGAAACGATTCAACTGTTGTGGTGGTTTACAATCCAAAAATTATCAAAAGTGTTAAAGTAAAAAAATCATCCGAAACTACAATGGATGATAGAACAAATTCTACAGAAATCACTTGATAACCGTCTAAAAATATAATAGACAAAAATATCAAGGAGATGTTTTATGTCTATTTTACGCTGGGATAAACCAAAAAAAGTTTTAACACCTGCTCAATGGGCAAAAAGCTATGGTTTTGAAGATGGTCCTACTGGTGGTTATGTGCCAAATATGAGCGAAGCTGACCAATTAAGTTGGAAAGCGAAAATCAAAGGAACAAAACTTGGATATCCACAAGTTGAAATCAGAAAAACTACAACAAGAGATAGTTTAATTTTAATAATAGTAAATTTGGGTGCTGGATATAATTACAAACAATATATATCTGAAGATCAAGATTATGTTGGTAAAAAAATAGAAGATTTTCCAAATGAATTTTATAATATCAACGTTAATCCAGATGATTATAGATATGACGATGAAAAATATTGTTATAATCGAGAAGAGTTAGATGAAAGTGCATATCCAACGAAAGGAATTAACGTTCATCTTTCAACAAATGGTCCGATTCAAATGACTTTTGCTGAAATGAATGAAATGCAAATGGCAATCGAAGAAGCAAAACAAGCTTTGGAAAGTTTGCAAAAATAATAATTCAAATTAATTTATAAAACGATGGTGCAACCAAACCTTCAAATTCTTTTCTAATCGCTATCGGTTTATACCCATATCGTAAAAGAACATCGGGAAGAAAATCATTAACAATTAATTCAACCACAATACATTCAAAATTGTATTTTTTGGCTAATTCAAATGTTAAATCGTCAAGTGCTTTGTAATTACCAGTGCGCTTATATTTTTCTTTTATTTCAAGGTTGTTTGATTTTTTTGGATTTTTTGTGTTTGCTCTAGTTAATGTGTAATATAACACATCATTTATCAAAGTTTTTTGTTTTCTATAGTAAGAAACCAATCCACATTCAACAATATATAAATTGCGAACGGTTTCATCAAGAATAAATTGTTCTAAAGAAATTTTTTTCATTTGTATAATAAATTAAAGTTTTGACGCAATTTTTTTTCAGAGAAATTGAAATCATACCACATCTGGCGAAGTTTTTTGATTTCTTCACCCAATTCTTTTCCAGAATATCGTGGCATCAACTCAGCACCATTAATCGGGAATGCAGGAACATTCCATGTTTCAATGGTTGGTTTATAAAGTTTTGCAGCTTTTAATGTTTCAAAAATAACTTCTTTATTGACTTTTTCAGTCAACATTTCCTTTGCTTTTTTGATAGTAATTGTGTCCCAATATTTCAAAACAAATTTACCAAGATATGCTTCTTCATTGCTCAACTTCCAATCACAAGCAATATAATCAAAACCAGGAGAATTAGCGCCCATGCTTCCAGTGAACATAACCAATCTAACAACAGGATTATTGGTGAGTTTTTTAAAATAAGCGAGATGGTGAAAAGATACATCATCGCGAAAATCAATGTATTTAAAAATGCCATGTTTTTGCATTAATACCAAAGTATCAATGACTTTATCATGAGCAAAAATTTTCTTCATTTCTGCCCAAACACGCTCACGCGAAATTTGTTTCAATCCCGCTGCATTATTAATCAATGCGTTCTCTGTAATTTTTAAAACGTGCTTCTTACCAAAACGCGCATTAAATCTATAGAAACGCAAAATCCTTAGATAATCTTCTTGAATTCTATCATTAGGATTTCCAACAAACCGAACAATATTATTCAATAAATCTTTCTTGCCATCAAATGGGTCAACAATTTTGCCATCAAATGTCATAGATATTGCATTGAAAGTAAAATCGCGTCTACTTGAATCAAGATACCAATCATTGATAAATTGAACATCAGCCCATCTACCATCTTGATTTGTATCAATACGTAAAGATGTGATTTCATATGGCACATGATTTAACACAACCATTATGGTTCCGTGTTTAATACCAGTTTCAAAATATCTCACATCATTTTTTTTATATATTTCGATTTGCTGTTCTGGATTTGCATTAGTGCAAATATCAATGTCATTTGGTTCTAAACCCAAAATATAATCGCGACATGCGCCACCACAGATACGAATATCAAAATTTTCGTTCTGAAAATATGTCCTGAGTTGTTTCAAATCATTGTTAATCATAATTAGATTATACCATAATTTTTATAAATATCAACAGTTCTTTGGAAAAAATCATATGTTTTTGAATATTATTGGATATGCTTTTATTGTATTGATTATTTGGGGCATTATCGTTATAAGCATATAATGGAAGAATTACGATTATATTGTCTGGTTAGAGGGGATTTAGAAATCCCTATTGGAAAACTTTGTGCTCAAACCGCACATGGGTTTTTGGGTTCTTATGTAAACTGCACCAATGAAGACTTAAAAAAAGAATATCTCGGATTAAACGAAAACGGCTTGATTGATTCTGGTCAAGCAAAAATTACACTTAAAGCAAAAAATTTAAATGCTTTATTGCGTGCCGAACAAGAATGTAAAGATTTAGGAATTTCTACAGCATTAATTAAAGATGCTGGTAGAACAGTATTCAATGAACCAACCATAACCGTTTTGGGAATCGGTCCAGTTACAAAAGAAAATCTGCCAAAATTTGTGCAGAAAATGCAGTTGTTTGATTAAACAACATCAGTTGCTCCTGTTTCTTTTGCTTTACTAGCCATATAATTTACCTGGACTTTTAAACCCAAAGACCACAAAGCAGAATTCAATTCGGTTTTGTATCGTCCAGAAGGCAATACAAACATTGCAGCGGTATGCAATATAATGAATGTCCGATAGCGAATTCTCCAGATTATTTTATTCAATAATTTTAACATATTCTCCAGCTTCATATGGAGAAATTGAAAAGGTGCCTTTCGTGCCACGCACAGGTTTGATGTTTGCGCCAACGGTGACTTTATTATTGAGAGTTTTGAATTGCATTGACCCTTCAACAGCAACACCAACAACATCATTTGAAACTTTTGGCATATCAAAAACAGAAAAATCCATATCGGTTTCTTCGATATAAATTTCAACCGTTTGGTCATGCAATTGATATAAAATATGTGGGTCAATCCAAAATTTGTTGCGCCCGTCATTGGGAAGAAGAAAAATTTCATTGAAATTGTTCCATGTTGATTCCTTGCAATTAAAGATACCAACACCAATTTCAATCTCTTCTCCAATTTCTGGCATACTTGGGTAAATTCCCAATATTTTGTCGCCAAGATGACCGCTTTCTCTTGCGGTAATTATTTTTGCGACAATACGAACGCGCTTGCCTTGAAATCCAGATAAATCATTCAAAAAAGGTTCAACCGTTGTCGTTTCATTGTAGTCTTTTGAACACAAGGTAAAACTCCCATAACGATTGGAGCGACGTTCAAAACCTTCCCATGTGAAAATACCAAAACCAACAATATTCGACATACAATTTCTCCTATACAAAAAACCTTAACATAAAAAAATAGTTTGTCAAGTAAAATTTTTAAATAAATCCATAAATACAATAAAAAGAGCAAAAAATGGTTCAAATTACATCTTCTCAATTATCATCTATTTTACCACAATGCCAAGACCCTAATGGTTGGTCATTAGCATTAAACAATTCTTTTTCAAAATGGAATATAACAACAAATAAAGAAATTGCTTGTTTATTGGGACAATCTGCTCAAGAGACTGGCTCTTTAAATACTGTAATCGAAAATTTGAATTATGGTTCGGCTGCTTTGTTATCTGTTTTCCCTCACGAATTTCCCACTCTCGCTATGGCAAATCAATATGCAAGAAATCCTCAAGCTATAGCAAACATAGTTTATGCAAATCGATTGGGTAATGGAAATACTGCATCAAACGATGGATGGACTTTTCGCGGACATGGAATTTTGCAAATTACAGGAAGAACTGCATTTCAAAATTTTGCTGATGCAATGCAAATGGATATAAATTCAGCCGCAACATATGCTGCTACACAACAAGGTGCGGTTGATGCAGGAATGTGGTATTGGTCCATTAATAATTTGAATCGTTTTTGTGATGGCACTGTTCAATCTTTTATTAATTTAACAAAAGCCATTAATGGTCCAGCATTATTAGGATTACAGCAAAGAGAAAATTTTTGGCATACAGCAACTAAGGTATTAGGCTCTTGAGTGGCACAACAACAATAAAAAATCTTGATTATTTTTATGATGGTCAAATCAGAAGATATTTAGAACAAATAGTAAGAGTGTTTTCGGGTTGGCAATATCAAACTGGCGGCACAACTCCAACCATTGTTATGGTGCCGTGTTTAATGTCTCAAAGCAGTTCTATGGTAGCAAATATTATCAATAACAATTCTCAAAATGCTTTGCAAACTACTCCAATGATTTCTGTAACTTTAACAAATCTTCGTGGTAGAAGAGAAGAAGTTCAAAATCCAAATTTAGTTGATAGTAGACAAGTTGTGGAAAGAGAAATTGTAAATGGCGCATATACTGGCAACAGAGGAAATTCATATACGGTAGATAGAATTATGCCAATGCCATTTGAGATGAGCATTCAAGTTGATATTTGGACTTCAAATCTTGACCAAAAAATGCAGTTGATGGAACAAATTCTTACAGTAATTTATCCAGGATTTGATATTCAAAATTCAACAAATGCTTTAGATTGGACCGCTTTAACAACCGTTTATGTTGAAGATATTGTTTGGACTACAAGAACAATTCCAATTGGTGCGAATACAGGTGAATTAGAAATTGGTTCAATTCAATTAAAAATTCCTTTTTGGTTGACTGCACCAGCTAAAGTAAAACGCCAAACATTAATTCAACAAATTATTACAAATGTATATTCCGCATCAAAAACATCTGGAAATGGTTCTTTGGTTACAAATGCAGGAATTGATGTTGGAGTGGCTGATGGGTTAGCAGAAGGTGCAGAATTAATTCAAGTGGTAACAACACCAGGAAATTATGCAATTAACGTTGCATCTGGCGTCATTACATTAATTCCGCAAAATAATGAAACTCTTGATTGGTTTTCATTGATTAACGAATACGGAACATTGAAACCAACCGTATCACAACTTCGTTTATATGATACCCCAGATTTTGATAAAAATTCTACCTATATTTCTGGAACAATTCAATTAGGGTCACAACCAAATGAGTTGTTGTGGCAGATTACACCAAATACCCTGCCAGCGAACACTTTAGAAGCTGTTACAGCGGTTATTAATCCTTCTAAAACATCCCCTGGTAATAATTTAAATAGCCCCCAGACAGGCTCCTATTACCTTATTTTGGGTGATATTGTTCCATGTCTTGCTTGGGGAAATTTAACTGCATCAGCACAAGATATTATTACTTATAATGGCACATCTTGGAGTGTATCTTTTGATGCATCTACGAATACAGAAACACAATATGTTTTAAATTCCTACACAGGAACACAATTGAAATTTGATTTAACATCAAAACAATGGGTTTTAAGTGTCGATAGAACATACGAAAAAGGTTATTGGGAATTAGTCCTGTAATATCGTAACGATATACCCTTGTTCGCGCAATGCTTCTGCATATTTTTCCGCTTGTTCATCATTATTATATTGGGTTTCATATACCGTTTCCCAAGGATGTTCATTGGAAGGAAACTTGATACGGAATTTGTATTGCATTATCCAACAATCAATTCAATTTTTTCACGAATTTTTTTCAAACTTGTGCCAGGTTATTGATATTGGCACTATAAGAAATAAAACGTTGAGTTTTGCCAAGAGTTTTTACATTGCGATAATTTTTATGCAAAACACTAATCCATTTACCATTAAGATGGATTTCCATGATGTATTAATAAAATTAATTTTCATTTTAATTAATTTCTTTAAAATGGCAAATCATCAACAGGCATCGAATTAATCAAAGTAATTTTACCTTGATTGAATTCCGCCATAACTTCACTTTCAAGTTGCGCATCATATTCGCGGCATTGTGCGATATATTCAAGTGCTTCTTGGTGCGTTCCAACAGCGGTAAAATTTTTCTGACCGTAATAAACCACCCAACAATCATCAACAAATTTTGTGGAATAATCCAATACAGAAGGCGCAGGCTTTTTAAACAAATCAGCCAGTGAAATACCTTCAACCACAACCTTACCAACACCATCGCCGCTAACAGCATATGTGCTGCCAAATTCAGGATTTTCACCAATCATTTCAACAGCAAAATCACGCGCTTTTTCAATGTTCGAAAACTTCCGAACAATTTTTACATTATCAATCGCGCTATAACGAACCGTGATATTTGACATAATGATAATCCTTTCTGAAAGAAACTATATCATATAAAATAAATTTGTCAAGTAATTAACCGATTAAAAGTTTTTGAATGCCTCTTAGGACTGAATATAATTTTGGATGGGTTATTTGAATATAAACGAATAATTTAAGCATAAGTTGACCCCCTTAATTTATTTTTTATTTCATCTGGCAAAGTTTGTAAATAAACTTCGCCTATTGGCATTGCGGTTTTTATGTTTTCTACTGGAAAATCTATAGGCATTTTGCGCAATAACAAAACTGGTTGCCTTCCGCCAATATAAATATTTTTTATTTTAATATTTTTTGGAATATTAGATTGTAAAAATTTTTCGCTTTCTCTCATTGAATATGAGTTATCAAAATCACCATCTAATGTCATATTATCGATAATTCCAATACCGTTCCATGGAACAAATCGAATAAATGAATAATAATCTCTTAAACTCATACCTTTGACTGTCCAGGTATGAACATTTTTAAAATCAGATGGTGTATAATTATGGAATAAAGTATTTGGAATACCATTCATAACAAGATTTTTTGGTAATCTTCCGCCTTTATATATTTCTCTTTTATCATATGTTCCAACATCAACTTCTTTTTGTTTCTGATTAATCAAACTATGGTCTACAACTTTAAAAGCAGAAGTTGTTAAAAATAATGCCTGACATGGTTCTGCACCATGTATGACACCATAGCCAGGGTCATTGAAACCAAGATAACCTAATTTACGAAGAACATAATTCCATTTCTTACAATCAACATAAGTATATTGGTCAAATTCAGATACACCAGAAATAAATGCTTTAACCATTCCCCAAAAATATCCAGCAGGAATATCTCTGAAATTTTGATTTGATTTAGCAACTCTTAATAATCTTTTAATGTTTTCATCTGATAAACCAAATAAGGTTTTCATTTTTCCACAATCAATATCTAAATTTTCTTGTGTATAATCTTTAGGAAAATCTGTATCTATATCCGATTGTAAAACAAATATATGATTGCCACCATGATATGATAGAAATTCTAATCCGCGTTTATATTCTCCAGTATTCCAACGTTCAATATCATCCGCCCAAATATCTTTTAAACGAAATGCATAAATTCCAACTGGCGAATCTTGACCATCAGATGTTCTTGGATAAATTCCTACTTTTAAAACATCAGTAGAATGAATGTAGATATCATCTCGGTCTTTGTATTGTCTTAAAAAATCAACAATACCTAATTTGATATTTTGTTCTGGATTACGTCTTGCTTCAAAAACTTCAGAATATTTCATTCATGTATTTATTATTGTGTAAGTTTTTCAATGGCGGTTTCAAAAATAAATGTTTTATCTTCATCAGTTAAATATTTTTCTGGCAATGATAATAATTCTTTTGCATAAAGTTTTTTCCAATAAAATGGAATTATTCCATCCAGATGAGTCATTATGAAATGACGTTCTTTTACGACATATTTCATAACAAGAGGATGAATTTGTTTATTTTCATACATATAACTTAAAGTAATTATGTTTTTTAAAAGACGATTCAAATCTTCTTGTAAAATTGAATCATTTTCTGGGTCATTATTAATATCAAGCATCCATGGATATTTTTTAAATATCCAATTAAGATGACTTCTTTCTTGTTCTAAATCCATTTAAGTATGTAATACTAAAATACTTAAAAATGTAAAATAACAAACGGCGAAAATAAGTAGAGCAATAACACCAAAATTATTATCGAGAAATTTCCAGAAGTTCATGATAGTTCTTTCATTTCAAAAGTTTTTGAAGAGTTGTTTGTATTTCATACTCTTTAATAAACGTTTTCGCATAATCTGGCAAGTATTTTTCTGGGATATCTGATAATACGGAATACCAATGGTTAAAAGTTGTCAAATTTTTTGACGTATCCAAACCTTTTATTCTTGATGTGCAATATGAATGCACTATCTTTTCGTAAATTTTTGGATGTAACACATTATGATAATTTATCAAATGTGCACTGTTTCATTTTATCACCATTTTAGAAAAAAATCTCCACAAATTTCGCATTGCAATTGTTCATCCCAACGCATTTTAAAAGTTATATTATATCCCAAATCAGTAAAGGTTTTTAATACTTTATCAATAAACATTTGCTCTGCTTTTTTTGGCAAATAATAATGTATGTCATCGCCAGTTTTTTCAGAATATTCACATATACCTCTTTCCGATGTATATTTTATACCAAAAGTTATTTTCTTACAATATTCCTTATGTAATCTTTCTACTTCTGGTAAATTCAAACTATTGGACATAGCAACCGCTTCTTTGGCTGTTATCATCCCAGTTATTTTTGGCATCGGAACATCAACTTTGAAATCAATATCAGATATTCTCGTTTTTGAATTTTCACCCCAAATAAAAGACCATATACCCATTAAACCCTCCCCTTTAAATATGAATCTGGAACACGTAAAGCAGTAACCAATTTGTTTTGAAAATAGATTAAATTTTGATACATTTCACTTTCTTTAAAAATTTCTTCATCCATATAAAGCAATTTAAAAGTTGCCGCATCACAATCATCTTTAAAATATAAAGAAATATTAAAATATAAAGAATTTTTATATGTTTTACATCTTAATAAATATTTTGAAACATTCATATCAGACAATATTTCACCTAATCTTGTTTCTGTTTTTTCCATTAAAAAAACATTAGTAGAAAACAAATGAGGATATTTTCTTTTGATATTGTAATTATATTTCATATTTTAATTTAACCACACAACATTCAATAAAATCAATATAAATAACAATATGAGATATAAAGAGATATCAGAAACCCCACTTGCTGATTTTAAAGTCATAGATGATAATGATTCAATCGGAACAGAATTTAAAAAGAATTCACCAATGTATGCAGATAAAGGTGAAGGTTCTTTTAGACAAACAGATTTAAAAGCAATGTCAAATCCAAAATGGATTGAAAAAGTTCACAATTTCTTCAAAAATTGTCCATACGATTTCAACATATATCTTTTCAATGGTTCAGAAAAATATCGAGATTTAAGACATATTAAAGGAATAGTTGATGGTAATTTTGTTGAAAAAACATTTGGGACAATTCCGCCAAATTCAGAAAATTCAATCAATATTATCCTAACAAATAATGAGGGAGATGAAAGAGTTCCATTGTCTCCATGGATTTTATGTCATCGCATCGTCCATGCGTTTTTTGATGGTTTGTATGTTTTGCCAGCAATAACCGATTTTAACAGAACATTTACTGATTTTACTAATGTTATAGCACCACCAGCAATACGTTTTACAGGAGTAGATAATACTGCTTTTGTTGATGCAATAGCTAAATTAAGTAATTTCAACTCTGCAAAAAATAAAAAAATAATAAGACCAGGAGAATATGCCGTTGAAATAATTGTTGAATATATTTTAACAGGTAAAATAAAATTCAATAATCAATACGAAAATACAAATTATACATTTGGTGAATATTCTTATTCATTCGATTTTATTGCACATTCTGAATATACCAGTTTGTTCCAAAATTGGGGTAAAGAAAAATTTATTAAAAAATGTTTGGAATTAAATGGAATAAAACGAGTTCCAAAAAATCCAAAAAGTATTGAAAAATATAATGAATTAATAAAAAAATTTGAAACTATGTATTCTATGTTTGAACAGTCAACACATTGGGCATCAATTCAAAAAGGAAAAGAAATAAAATACTACGAAAATAAATTAAATATCAAAACAGAAGAAATATTAAAACAAACAGTTGGAAAATATTTCGTTTTATAAACAAACAAGTTTGAACATCGTAGCATCAGCCAAATCTTCAAAATGAACTTCATTAGATTTGCAATCCCATCCATGTCGAGAATGTTCAGAACACCATTTAAACATTTCAATGTAATTTTCTATTAAATTTAAAGAATTCAACTCAACAACAATTGAATTTTTGATATCACTATAATAATTTTTACAAAATGTCATAGGACGATATGCGATGACCGCATCATTGAAATTATATGCAGACCATATACTCTGTTGTATTTGTCCGCTATCTCCTTCAAACATCAAAATATCAAATTTAACACCCCAACAAGTTGAATATTTTTCACACAAATCAAAAATAAATTCATATCCTCCAATTTCAAAAATAGTAGGAGTTAATGAAATTTGGTAATTATCACCATCAAACATATCAAAATTAATTAGTTTTTTGTATTTTGAAAAATCTAATGTTTCAAAATAAGCAAACATTTTTTCATAAGAATCAATTGTCATTCTCGTTTTCAAATCTAATTACTTTCCATGATTAAGGAACACAATTTCCCAAATAACATATAAACTCGTTTTTGTATAGTCATTTAATTTATTGATTTGATAACACAAAATTTGATATAATTATCCCATGATATACACAGTCGGACATAAAAAATCATATACAAAACATCTCCAAGATATGAAAAACAAAAATGAAATACCAAAGAAATTAGTTCCAAGAGAAATTTTTGAATATCTAGACCAAGATGGAAATCTCAAATCAGAGCCATATAAAGGTGGTATAGCCTTTGAAACAATTTTGGATGCTCAAGCCTATGCGGTCATAGATAACCACCCAGAATGGTCTGTATACGCTTTAAATGGCGATTGGAAAACAGATGTGTATTTCGATACAGAAGATAAAATATTCAGAATTAATAAAGATTTGCAATTAATAGAAGAAGTCAATCTATAAGTTTATTAATTGCTTTCCTACAACGCAAATCATCTTCAGATTTAATAAAATCCTTCTCTTTTTCAAATATTCCAGTGCCGCAATAATCGTTTCTAAACTATCTAAATCTTCCGTCAACCAACCACGCATCCTTAAATATAATTCTGAATATAATACAGGTAATTCTGGAATTAAACTTTTCTGCTCAAAATCAAAACACATTAACCAAACATATTCATTAGCTTCTATACGCCGCCACATTAAATTCTTTAGCAACTTCTTCTAATTGTTGAATTGCTTGTAAATATGTCATGTCATCACCAATTTGAATAAAGCAGCATCAGTTTTACAACTAAAATATATCATAAATCCATCACATGACCATGGATTATTAAAATTAGTTTGACACCAATTAATCATTTTTTCGTAATCAGAAAAAGGAATTTTTTTTGGAGATTCAAGTTGTACGGCTATCCAATCTTTTTGTTGTGCCCAATCACATTTTACTCTATTATCCATTATAATATTACAAATTTGAATAAAGCAGCATCAATCTCATTATCTAAAATGATATCCGTCATATGACCATTCATGATTTATGTTTTCATCAAGCCAATTCAAAATATATTGATACGATTGATAATTTAAATTATTGACAAAAATTGCAATTTTTGTCCAATCAGATTGGTAATCCAAATCTGTAAAACGCCTATGTAAATCATATCCAGATAATTCAATGTCATTCATGACATTATTAACTTAAATAAAACAGCATCATTTTTTGATTTAAATCTGAATATGTCTACTTCGCTATCATTTTCAATAGTAAATTCAATTGACCAAAAATCTTGCGTGTTTTTCTTACACCAATCTTTCATCTGAACAAATTTAACAATACTTTCTATTAACTTTTTCAAACATTTACACAAACAAAAACGCAAAAGTCAATTTAAAATAAGATATACCAACCAGACCTAAGTAATTGAAAATAAACAATATTTTTATTGACTTGTATTTTTAAAAATGTTATTTCCTAAAAATAGGAGAATTAAACATGCTAAAGGGGCTTCTTTATTTTATTCATTTTTTTACTGGCAATCCATTCATCTTCACGCATAATAACAAGATTATATCCAGCCGCTTTAATAGATTCTTCTTTTTCTAAAGTCTCTTTTTGAAGTTGTTTCATGGTCTTTTTACTTAATTGGTTAACATAATCATCTGGATATTTTGTGCCGTGCCAGTAGCCACCATTATACTCATAAACCGTATTTGTAATAGGGTCATAACCATCTAGAATATAATATTTTTTATCACTTACATAAATTCTTAGTTGTCTTATTTCTATACCTAACATATCTAACCATTCTATTTCTCCTTTGGATGGTCCTCCTGGTTTATAACAAAATTGACAACCACGTCCTTGTAAATGCCCATCAGGGGTTTGTTCAAATTTATGTTTCTTTGCATTGCATGTGATTTCAACTTTTGTTCTATTGTTAACATAAAATACATTATCATAAATATATGTTCCAACACCGTGAACAATATTTGCATTTTCTACAAATTCTTCTTTGGTGCTTGTAAGTGCAGCAATTGTTCTTTCTTTCCCACATGTTGGACAACCAACTTTATTATAAATATGTTCCTTGGCTTTTAATGTGAAAAAAGTATTATGATTTTTACATTTTATTGTAATATCTTTACTCATTCCTTTGTAAACACTGTTTTCGTAATCATATTTCTCAAATATTTCAATACCAAAAATATCGACAACTTTTTCAAGAAAAAATTCTTTATTTTTAACATATTTTATTGAAAAATTATGATTTCTTTCATGAACGCTGCTGTGTAAAAAATGATTTGCAGGTGTTTGTGAAAACCATATACCAAATAAATTATCATATAAATCTACTTTTGTATTGGCATCTATATAATTCACTTTGCTATAACAAAATCTACTATTTCCATGTATTTTTTTTGACCTTTCTATAAATTCTTCTTTGGTCATTCTTTGATTTTCTTTTGCATTATCAACATTGCAAATAGGACAACCACGATTTTTAAAACCACTCGGATGAATAATAAATGATGTGCTTTTTTTCAGACAGGTAACTTTTATTTTTGGTGTTTTTCTCTTACTTATATATTCGACATTTGATAAGTCAAAATGATTTGGAAATTTTTCTTCGCATTCTTTTATATAAATTTCTTGTGTTATTTTTCTTCCCATTATTATTTCTCATTTTATTTTTTATTATATATAAATTTTATATTACCACAATCATATAAACGAATCCAATTTAATTCTTCCATTATTTGTTTTTCTGTTTTATTTTCACCATCTTCTACCAAATGCATCACTTCTTTTTTCTGGAATTTCCAACGATGTTGTCTTTTCTTAATTATTCCATTATAATAATGATAATTTGACTTGATATAATAAACTTGTTCCATTCCCATCTTTAAATAAACATTGCCATCAGACCATCTCCTATCAGCATATGTGATTATTTCTACATCATTTAATCTAACATAATGTTGTAAAAATTTAGATGCCAATCCAGGATAATTTTTCCCATCAGTTGCAAATCTACTCAATTCAATTTGTCCACTATCAGTCTTGCCACCACGTGTAATATTTGGTTTAGCAAATACCATAACACCAATTAATTTATCATTGTAATATGCTCCAAGTCTCGTTTCACCAGATTGTCCGCTTTCTTGAATATGATAGGTATCAAGAAATTTCTTTGCATGTTTCCATTCAATTTCTTTAATTTGTGTTTTGCGAGCACCACATCCAAATTCTGATTTACCTAAAAAATGCAAAATTCTTCTTTTAACTATTTCTTTTTTATCAATCCATTCATCTTCATAAATCGTTATCAATCGATAATGCATTTTATTCACTGCTATTAATTTATTTAATTGATGATTTTTATCATGTTGTATTTGTTTTAATTCAACAAATTCAATTGCAAATTTTTGTTGATGAAACATCATACTAATGTTCATACCAGATATTTTTACATTTGAATCAAATTCAAAATTGTTTTTAACAAGAAATGATTTTAATTGATTTAACGGCTTATTCTCATGTGTGGTTTTTAATCGTTTTTCTGTAATTGTTTTTCTTTGATTTTTATCAATCGTATTTTGAATATTTTTCATTTTATTTGATTGGTTTACCAAAGAACATTCACAATTAAATGAACAAAATCTATATCCTTTTGTATATGAATTAAATTTCTTTCTGTTGCCATTTTCGCAAACAGCTTCAATTTTATCATTAACAATGCTCCAAATTCTTTCCGATATAGTAGAATCATCTGGCATTGATTTTGTATTGTCAAATATTTTTTGTAATAGTTTTTTGTTTTTCTTCAATATAATTGTATAATGTTTCAAACCATGTGTTTCAACTAACAATTCGAGTTCTGTTTTAATATCCATAAATATCTTTCATAATCTGCAAGGTCAAATTTATGATAATCATTAAAGTTAAAATTATCAATATAAAAATACCTTCAAAATAGTCTAAAAATTTAAGGTTTCATAATCTGTAAGGTCAAAAAATAATTGACCTTACAGATTATGAAAATATTTAGAAAATAATTTTCAATAAAAACATTTGACATAATAGATTATAAAAGTAAAAATTATAATTTATAAAAATAAACTTATGTTAATTTTAATAACAAACATATTTTTATAATCTGTAAGGTCAAATTGTATTAGTAAATTGATTATTTTTTTGAAATTATGAAAACAAAAAAGCCCAGGAAATTCCTGGGCTTTTTGTAAATATCATCTAAATTTTAGATAAAAGTTAAACTCGAAGTATCGATTCCTACGAGACCTAAGTAATCAGCCGCGTTACCGAGTGATGACGAACTGTTAGTAAGTTCGATATAACCATAACGTGTCATGAACGAAATAACTGGCTCAAAAGTATTTGGGTCAATTAAAGTTCCTGTGGACGTAAGGGGTACGTATGGACAATAGAATGCGGCAGCATCCATCTCATTGCCTTTGTATCCAACCAATACTGGTGTGGAATCTTGGGCATAAGCATTAACATAAACACGCATTGTATTGTTTAATGTTCCAACAAACTTGGTGTTAGTTGGTGCTTCGAACACGCCTTCGGTTGTTCTGGCGAACGCTGCTGTTGTAGCGCTTTGCAAGATTGTGAGAGCGGTTGGCGAAACAACAATCCAGTTACCAGCGCCACGACGAGTGCGTGAAGCGATAAGGTTTGCTTGACGATTAATCAAGATTGCGAGAGCAGCGTGCACATCGCCAACGAATGTTGGTGTACCTGTGACGTTATTCATTGCGAATGTTGCTGTTGGTGAACCAGGAAGAGCCAAGAGTGAACCAAGAATTTCCTGGTCGATTTCGGCGGTGATTTCCTGTGCAAGAGCAGCCATGATTTCGGCTTCGATATCAAGACCCTGTTGGGCATTGGCATCTTGTGCTGATTCAAAGGTCCAACGTGCGGCAAGTTTACGTGTTTTTGCTGCCACGACTTCTTTGAGCACTTGAACGTTTAAGCGGTTACCACCTTGACCTTCAAGCTGTGCTGTATAAGCAGCGCCAGGATTTGTTACGGACTGATTACCGGCATAGAATGCGGCAATATTGAAAGGTGAGAGCGCTTCGTTACCGGCTGAAACACCACCACCAGTCAATGGCACGGTATCGGCATAACGCACACGAAGAGTGTGGATTTGCGCGACTGGACCTGTCATTGGCTGCACGCCGATGATTTCGTTAGCGATAACGGTTGGCATAACACGGCGAATAACGGGAAGAATCACTTTGTTAATTGAGGCTACGTTAGAGGCATTTGTTGCACCGGCTGTTGCATTTTCCATCAACGAACGGCGTGTGTTTTCCAAGAGGATTTCCATCATCTTACGTTTTGTTGTAGATTTGGAACCATCCTGGTTGTGGGAAATATCGCGACCTTCTAAGAGCGCGTTTTTTGTATTTGCCCAATTGGATTCAAATAATTTATTCATTGTAAAAAGTATCTCCTAAAATTTTATTTATAGATTCCAGCGAGACGGATAATGTCTGCTGTATCGTCGTTAATTGTTTTTTGTGTATCTTCTGTTAGTATATTATTTCTATTACCTGTTACGATGTTAGAATTATTTACTGATGTATTTTCCACAAGTTTTTTGACTGTTGGTGCAGTTGGTTTAACTTTTTCGTTTAAGACAACTGGCAAGAGTCTATTGAAAGTTTCGCGCAATGATTCTGTTTTTACAGTATCGAGCATACCTTCCATCACTGTACGTTTTTCGCCTTTGATATTGGTGAGTAATTCATTCAATATTTTGCCACGAATAGCGCGTTCTTCAGCAATTTTGATTTTACGCAATGATTGCTGAGAAACCTTGACGGCTTCATCAAGTTTCTCTTTCATGCTTTGGAGTTCGACTTCGCGAGATTCCAAAACTGTTTGGAGTTTATTGATTTCGCTGCCTTCGTTTAGATGGCTGGTTAAGAATTCTGCTGCTACTGCTTCAAAGATTCTACGTCCAAACATATTTTGACGGTTGCGTTCAAGGTCTTCATGAAGTTGTGTCATTTCATTGCGTAGTGTGCTATTGATAACTGACTCCACTTTTTTAGCTGCTTCTTTTACGAAGTTGCTGGTAGTTTCACGCAACTTATCGCGTGATTCTGTAACGAGTTTTACACGAGTTTCGATGAGTGCTTTATGGTCTTCATTGAGTTCGGATAATTCTTTTTGCATTTGGCGAATGACGAATTCATCAATTTTTTTGATGCGTTTTTTCATATCGTCTTGCATTTCTTTTTTTGCTTCTTCTAATTCGTCTGAAGCGCAAAGTTTTGCATCCACAAGTTTCTTTTTCTCTTTACGAAGTTTTACGACTTCTTCAGAGAGTTTTTTGAATACTAATTCTTTTGAAACTTTAGTATTTTCTTCAAGTTTGATTTTGAATTTTTCATTCAATGATTTTCTTGCTGTTCTAAAAGCATTACGGGCTTCGACAAATTCATTAATTGATTTTGTTTTATCTTCTTCATGTTTTTTAGCGACTTCGGAAAGCATTGTATTCATTGCTTCGACAAGATTATCTTTGTCATGTTCATATCTTTTTGCAAATTCCTCGCGGATTGACACTTGCAAATCGTTACGAACATTTTCAATTTTCTTATCAAAAGCTTCTTGAAGTGTTTGAACTAACTCTTGTGGGAGCGTCCCTTCTCCTAGTAATTTTGAAATGGAAATTTCCATCGGAACAATTCTCCTAATTAATTTTTTAACTTGTTAATAAAGTCCAACATTTCTTTTAAAAGATATTGTTGGGCTTTTTTGTCGTGAGACATTGCTTCTGCTAAATCGGCAATTGTTTTGCCTCTTTTTGCATTGAATGCTTCGTAAACTGGTTTTGGGTAAGCATTTGGTGCGCTTGGTTTCGCAACGATATCAACCGTTATGATTTCAAACTGACTAACTTCCCCGTTTCTGTCGTCAACGTTTCCAACACCACGGCTGGATACGCCCAACTTCACATCAGATTCTATTAAGGTTCGAACGATGTTTCCTAATGGTGTATCCAGGACTTTGAGTTTCCCCATTCCTGAATTACCATCCATCCACATTTTTTGAATCATGTGGCTTACTCTATCGAGATTAATGGTTAGTTCTTCTGGGTGGTCACATTCACCAAGAACACTTTCACCATTTTGCAAAATTTCATTAATACGATTAACTGCGCTTGCAATTTCACTAACAGGATAAACTCTTTGATTGTGGTTTTTTACACCACCTTGAATAAAAATACCTGACATATACAGAGTTTTTTTAAGATTGCCTTCAGTCGGCTGGTCCATCTCAACGATGATACCAGCTTGATTAAACGTAAGCCGTTCTGTAAGGATTTTGCCTTCTGTGATAAAACGGCTCATGTTATTATTTACCAGCAATCGGTGATTTTGATGGTTTTGGTCCACCAGCAAAATCTTTATTTAACGCTGCATTTGGGTCACCTTTTGGTTTAACTGAATTTTCCAAATCAGAAGTTTTCTTATAGGAATTCAATTTACCATGAGGGATTTGTTTTGACGCTGGTGGTGTTTCGCGAGCAAAACTATCATTTTTAGTAAATGGTGATTTTGCAGGAGTTCCGCCTTCGCGTTGATTGACTGGTTTCATAGGCAAGTTAGATTTTGTGTTTTGCACAATTTTCTTACCGTCTGTCATTTTGCCATCAGTTGTTGAATCAACTGTGATTTTTTCTAATTCAGAGATTACTGATTCAGTGATATCGTCAAGGTCGTAGTTTTCCCACATATCCTCTTCATCACCTTCTGTAACTTCTGGTTCACCTTCTGTATTATCTTCAGGCGCAACATCAGTTGTGTCTGTTGAATCATCAGGAGTTGAATCATCCATTGACATATCTGGATTTTCATCAGACATATCTTCATCGGTTGTATCTTCTGAATCGCCATCAACATCGATTGAAGAAATCATTTCTTTGAATTCAGCAGTTAATTTTTCTAACTCTGCTTCAAAGTCATCAAGTTTATCTTTTGTTGATTTGTCGTCATCCATACCGTCCATGTCATCAACATCTGTTGTATCAACATCTGTATCTGTAGTTTCGGTATCGGTTACTTCATCTGGATTTACATCTTCATCAGAAGTAAGTTGGTCTGTGGCATCATCTGTACCCATTTCACCAGAGTCATTAAGGTCTGTATCTGAAAAATATTCTTCAGAAACAATTTCATCGTCCCAACCTTCAGTTAGAACAACTTCATCACCTTGACGCAATGATTCGTGAATTTGACGTGCACGTTCAACCATAAATTTATGGAACAGCAAATTAGCTTTATCGTGTTCTTCGTTAAGAACGTGCTCAATTGCTTTTTCAAGTAAAGAACGCATATATTTATATCTCCAATTAATTGGTTCAAATGATGCAATTCGGCATCAATTCTATTTAGTATTTGAATATTTATTGGGGTTAATAAGCGTTAAAAACTGCATATTTTTAAAAAATATAAATAATTTTATGAAATTATTTGAAATTTTGGATAAAAAATATTATTATGTTGCAAATTGCACGAATTCATTTGATGAAGATGGATATTGTACTTCTCCTCTTGGGAATTGGGACCACATAAATGATTTTGCTGTATCTGAAGAAAACAAAATTTTAATTTCAAAAGAAATATTTTTTTCTAAATGTGATATACCAAAAAACTTATTGAAAATTATTTCATCAAAAAAACATACTATTGAATATCAGTTTTATAAAAATGCGGATATTTGCGCATTATATGACGAGACCAATGACATTCATTATTTTTTCAGTTAATGAAAAAACTAATAATTTATTTCGATATTACTGATGATTATGTGATTGAAGAAATCATGGATTTCTTAATTGAATATCAAGTTGTGGTTGTGGAAAGTCGTGTTATTGCAACTCAAAATAAAGTATTGTTCATATTCAGTGTTGATATTTTGGAATATACGAAAGTGTTTACATTATTGTTTGTTGATGCTTACATAACGCATAAGGTAGTTTCTTTTGATGTATCAATTGAAGAAAATTGTATATTAAAAGAGATATTGTATTAACTTTGAATGACTTTTTCTTGAATTTGATACTAAACGATATATACACATTGACCTAAAGACCAATATCAATGTTTGTTTGGTATCCCCTTTACAGGAGGTTTGTATGGCGAATGATTTTTTGATTCGTTTACGTGAATGGCAGGAAAAAGGCTGGCGTGTAGAACATTCAAAAGGTGGACATTTTAAATTACTCCATCCTGATGCGAAAACGCCTGTGTTTTGTGCTTGTACGCCTTCTGATTATCGCGCAATTTTAAATATTGAATCTGAATTGCGTAGGGCTTTGGGTGAAGAAAGAATTAAGAAAGAAACAATACCAGTTTCGAAATTGAAACCAAATGTTAAAATTGCCAGCAATAGATTTGTTATGTGGCAAAAAACGAATGAAGAACTTGGTATTCAGCCTATTTTACAAACCAAAAAGATTTTATCTGCTTTTGATAAAGCAAATCCAAGATTACGATGTAATGTTTGGCAACTATGTTATTTGCGATTACGTTTAGATGACCGTGAATTATCTACGATACATGCTATTAAAAGACGTTTAAGAAAAGATGATGTATTTTTTCAATCAACTTTGGCTAATTACAATCAATGTGGTGTTTCTGAAATTAATAAAATCCGCATGATATTAATTGAGCGGACCAAAGAAAAAAATAATTTAATGATATCGTTTCCTGCTATTCAAAAAAACAATTTATCGCAAAAGGCGTAATAGTGGTATTAGTAAAAATGGAATGCGTAACTATTGTTAACCACCAAGTGCCGTGAGCAATTCAGGTGTTCCAACTGCTTGCAATAATAATTTACCACAAGCATTATTAAACAAATCATTGATTGCAGTTCCAACTGCATAATTCAATAAATCACCCAAAGCTTGTGCTAATGCTGCCACTTCATTAGCTACGGTTGTTAATATTGTTTCTGCTGTTTGTACGATAGGTGCTATAAGTGCAGCAACGGCTGCTACAGCGGTATTAATTGCTTCTTGGAGTAATTGTTCACCAAGTGCTTCAAGCCTTTGTATGATTGCCTGTATGTTTTCTATGGCAGCAATAATTGTTCCAACTAATGCTGCACCAACGCCAATGATTGTGCCAAAAAAATCTGCTAATCCTGAACAAATATTTGTAGCTGTATCTAAATGGGATAAAGATAGAAGACCAGACCCAACAGAAGCTAATCCTTGGTGAAGATTTATTTGAGACACATATAAACTTGCATTATCAGACAAATTTGAAAATAGACTTGATGCATGTGATGATAAAGTATCTAATGCTCCACCAGATGCGGCAATGGTTGATAATTGGCTTCCCATTCCTGAAAATCCAGAAAAATCTAATCCAGGGGCTAGTGAACTGATACCATTTAATGATGTTGCTGTTGTGTTTAAACTGGTTTGTGCACCAGAAATATTGCTTAATAATGATGTATTAAATGCACCACCTGATTGAACAAGTGATAATACTGATGCGCCGCCAGATGTTATTGGAAATGCCATTTAATTAATCCTTCAATAGTTTTTTATAAAATATTTTTTGTTTTAATTCAATATTTTCTTCTTCAATTTTTTCTGTTAATGCTATATCATAAACAGAACATTTTATTTGTTTTTCTGTAAGGATTAAATTTATTTCTTTATCTTCTGTTAAATATTTTCTAATATTAGAATATTCCCAACCTCGAATTAAAAGATAAAGCACTGTTGAAACATTATTCCTTAAATATAAAAACGCGGCTTTTTCCGTTCCAAAATGCAATGTTTTTTCGTAATATTGAGATAAATCTTTCATAGTATTAATTTAACCATTACAACATCATCTTCATTTTCAAGATATAATCTTTGTGGTCCATCAAAAACACCATGATAGAACCAACGAAAGCCTTTATTTCTTTCGTAATAATCAAATTCTACTTTGTATGCATAATCTTTTAATAATTCGTGTTCTGTGGTCCAATCTGAATAATATCCTTTTCCTAAAATTGCATATACTTCAGGAACAATATCAATAGTAAGTGCATAATCTGTTTTCGACAACAAACGTTCTTGAAAAACATAAAAATTTCTAAACTTCAACAACTCCCATTGAACTGACATTTTATCCAACTGAAATTGTTTGTGAACCAGATATTACGATAGCACCACAAGCGGCTCTTGCATTAACTGTTGCGGTTAATTTACCATCGGTTTGAACAGTTGTTGTTGAAACGTTTATAATACTATTTGTTCCATGTTCTGGACAATAAACTGTACTTCCGATTGTTACTGTTGGTTTTCCATCAGATAATTTATCTGTGGACCCAGAAATTATTTTTGCTCCATGTGTCATTTGGTCACCCAATCTGGCAATTGGATTACCCATTGGAATTGTCTTTCAAAACTTTTAAAGAATGGCGAATTTCTTCTAAATTTTTATGTAATTTTTCAAGTGCACTAACGCCAATACTATTTTTTTCTTTTGACAATGGTATTACTTGCTGTAGTAAATCATCAATAATTAACAATTCAGCATTTTTATTATTATCGTAGCTTAATGTAAAATTTATTTCAAGCATATCAACTAATTTTGTTACTGATTCTATAAGTTGCAAAACATCTAAAGAATTATTATTTGATATCATGTTCATATTTATTTCTTTGATATTCTGGTTGCTAAAATTATTAATTCTTCTGGTAGATTTTCATATGGGTTAAAAGATTTTGAAATTTCTCGTCTTGATAGATGTTTATGAGAATATTCGGGTTCACCATCGCCCAAAAATATTAAAAGTAAACTTTCTTCTTCTGTTGTGCTATTCCAATGTGCCATACCTGTATATCCAATTTCATTATCTTTACATATATCAATAGTAGGCATTTCTTCAATTACGTCTTGAAGAGATGACAAAGTTGCTGCCATCTCTTCAAATATCAGCATAATTGGTGTTGTGACGAATGGTTGGTTCAAATAATCAATCCTGATGGTGGAATTTCAAGACTCGTTGTTGCTTTAAGATATTGTGATGCGACATCTGTTCTTGTTACGATTGGTGCAATAACAATAGCACTATTTGGAAAAGTCATACTTGCATCTTCATCTGTGCTTGCCATTAAGGGTGCGAATTGAATACCCATTTGATTATCGCGAGTCATTTGGACAACGATTTGGATTGGTTTTGCTAATTTAACACCTTGTGAATCATTTGATGCAAGTTTTCCAATGACTTCCTCGCCGCTTAACAAACGAATTGTAACGACTTCACCAACTGTGGGTTTTTTTTCAAGTAGCATAATAATTTTCCTATAATAATTTTTAAAAACATAGCAGAACGGAAATAGTTTAACAATAAATAAAACCATTATAGGAAACAAAAAATGGTAGCGGAAATTGTTCAATGTATTTTTCAAAGGAATACAATTAGTTCTAATTATTTTTCGAATATGCAATTTCAAAATCCAACAACTGTTGGTAATGATTTGTTTTTTGTTGTTATTGGTGGCATTACTCAACCATTTCCGACATCGCCTGATATTGCGTTAATCAAGCAATTTAATAACGGGTATCAGATTTTTTATATATTTCATGAAAAAATAACCACAAGCAGTTCAGTTTATAGTTTTATTGTAAATGACAATATGAACATTTATGGATTTGAAGTATCTGGTTCTACTATGTCATTTCCTAATGTTTTTAATATTGAAGGAACAGCTAATCAATTTATTGCGAGTTATGTTATACCGAGTGTTTCTAATTTAGGATTTTTATTTTTTTCATCTACGGAAAATATTGAAAATATTTCTGTTAATGCTAATATGATTTCAATTAATAATTTTATTGGGAATGATGGATATGGAAATAAATCTTTTGGTTATGTGTTAATTACTGAAAATTTTGGTTCAACCATAACAATTTCATCATCTATTTCGTTATTTTCTCCATTATGTAGCATTGTGCTTGTATGAATTTTCAAGACGTATTTTTTTCCAGATTATCTAAAAGACCTTATTGTTCTGACGATTGTAAAAATGGATTAATTATAAAATATAAAGACCAAGCAATCAAATATCCTCATATTCAAATACCAAATTCTAAAATTGCCATTTCATCCATGGTATTTGATATTGATTATCAAGATGCGGCTTATTCTTGGGAAAAAGCTAATTTGGCAACTCCCACTTGGATATCTATTAATCCAGAAACCAAACATGCTCATATAGGATACATGTTGGAATCGCCTGTATATACTGGCGTTAATGCTTCATTGAAAGCGATTTCTTATTTTAAGAATATTAGGTATTGTTATTCTGCTGAATTGAATGCTGATATTCAATATCGTGAATTGATTACCAAAAATCCTTTTCATAAAAAATGGGACAATATTGTTTATGGAAAACTTTATAGTCTTAATGAATTAGCAGAATATGTTGATTTAAAAAATCCAAAACATAGGACCAATTTAATAATTGAGGGACGAAATTGTTTATTATTTGAGGAATTGCGACATTTTGCATATTCTGTTTTCAACAAATACAAAAATGATTTAGAAAAATATTTGGTTGTTTTAGAACAAAAAGCTTTGATTATTAATAAAGATTTTCCTATGCCTTTGGAATTAAGTGAAGTTAGAATTGTAGTAAAAAGCATTTACAAATATGTGGTTAGGAATTTTAATAAAGAAAAATTGAGCGAAAACCAAAAAAAAGTAAGATTATATGTTGGCAAGAGAACTTGTGAAAGAATTCAGGCATTTCCAACTGAAACTGTTGAAAATGTTTCTGAAATGTTAAATATATCAAAGAGAACTGTTTATCGTCATAAAGAGAAAAAAATAAAACAAACTCCTTGGATTGATTTAGGTATTTCTCGTGCAACATATTATAGGAAGAGAAATGAAATATTCTGAAATTTTGAATGAAGTGAATTTAAATATTCAAGACATTATTCCTTTGCCTGTATTGAATAATATTCCTCAACAGAAACAATATCAAGGTTCTTTGAACGCTCAAATGAATGGTTTGATTTTAGCTTTGCGAAAATTCGGTTTGGTTACTATGGCTGATTGGTTAGAAGAGAAAAAAGGATTAGATTCTGATACAAATGATGTTGTTAATTCGAGTGTATTAGATAGAATACCACAACAGCCAGAAAGTAATTCAGATTTTCAAAGACAAGGATGGGCGGCAAAAGTTATTGCTGATAAACTTGGATTATATGATGCAGCAAGTCATTTAAAGAATTTGATGTAAAAATTAAAATAATAAAATTTTAATATAACACACAAAAAGTGTTTATTTTCTCTTTGCTAATTGTTTTAATTTTTCAGATGCAGCTAATTGCACTTGTTCAGATGGCTTTTTAATATATTTGATTGCATATCCATCTTGTTTAACAGCGGCTATTTGCACTTGTTCAGATGGGTTTTTAATATATTGGATTGCATATGGGTCTTTTTGAACAGCAGCTATTTGTTTATATAATTCATTATCAGGGAATTTTTTTAATAGTTTATTATAATCAATATTTTGTATTTCTTCTTTTGGTATATTTGCTTTTATTTTGGTCCAGATTATTTCGGTATTTGGTTTTGGCACATCTGCATATCCAAATGGCGTTATTGATAAAATATTATATGCAACAATAACTTTTCCATCTTGTCTACCTGTAAAAACGAGACCATTTGTGAATTTATTAATTAATTTGGATATTGGTTGAGCGATATCTGCTGTATAATCATATTTTCTATTGGCAATATCCATTATTTTTTTTAATTTGTGATGGATTATATTGTAATAATTTCAATTGGTTGTTTAAAGAATAATTACTATCATACACCAATTTTGCTATATCT